CATTAGTGCTTCTCTTTTACGTGCGAACCACGGGTGTACATGACGCATTATTACAAAGCCTTCATTTAACACCATTACCATAAAACCTATCCAAAAAATCATCTTAGGTCCTTTCTACAAATTGTTCGTTTAACTTATCAAAAGTGCCACATTGTCTGGAACATTCTCTTAGTCCTCCAGAATCCCAACAACCTGCTATGCGATCAAAATAACCACTAGCAAAAATATCTTTTAAACCTGTATGGTTTAAGTTTGGCCATATTTTAATTTTTGTCAAATAGTCTATGCGACTTTCATGACTTGGTGGATAAAACTGTTGATCCAACCAACAACAAGGCGTAACTGTACCTAACGCACTTACATACATCATACTATCCTTAACTGCTTTGCAATTAATTTTAGGAAGATGTTCTTCCTGCGATTGTTTTACTTTGCCCATCATTTCTCTGCTTTTGTCTGTGGGAAACAAAGTGTCTATTTGTTGTCCTTGTTCATTTAGAACTCTAAACTTACCATCTCTAAAACGTGTGGTATGTTTAACACTAAAATTTGTCATGCCTAAACGTTGGGACAATTCTCTGCAACTTTCTACTTGATGTTCATTGTGTTCAAATACTAACATATCCCATCTAGCACTTCCGCCTGCGTCTACAAAAGTCATAACGTTGTGTATAATTTTGTTCCAATCAGTATTAATTCTATATCGTGAATGGGTATCTGCTAATCCGTCTATTGCAAATACAACATTTACATTTAATTTTGCAAGTTCCTTCCACCATTTATCTGTGCGTCCACTTCCGTTTGTGTGCATTTGTAATCCCATGACAGGATTTGTTTCACGCAAGTATTGTAAAATTGGTACCGTATCTTTTGCTACAATAGGATCTCCTAAATTACCACACATTCCTAAATGGTTAAGTTGTTTTATAAAATCTATATCAAACCATTCCATAAATTTGTCTACTGTAATCTCGTCCAAGCCCATGTAAGGATTTAATGGACCTCCATTCTCTCTTCTAGCACACATAGGACATTTGGCCTGACATCTACTGGTCACTTCTAAATGTATTGCTCTTATGTCTGCTAACTTGTACATTACTTTTGATTAAACTTTCTCATTGTTGCTTCTATTGTTTGACTATTGACTGCAACATTAACAACAAGCCAATAGCTTGGTGTAAAACTAGTGTTGAACAAATAGTGCATTTTTAAAGTATCTAAGAAATACATTCTACCTATGTCCCAATGTAATTGTTGTCCGTCAAGTATAAAATTAAACTGTGGAGGATTTACATTACGCAAAGGCATTATTAATCTAAAAGTATCTATAAGCTCTCCGCTATAATCCCAATCTCTGTGTGGTGGGAAAAATCCGCCAGGTCCAAATTTTAAAAAGTGTGTTCTATAATAATATCCTTCCCAAGGTTCTAAAATTTTGCTTATTTGATCATTGAACACTGGAGTAGGCACATTGAAATCTTTTTCACTCCATGTTGTACCATGCTCCTTGTTGTATTCATACAAACTGTCTAAGTCAATGCCGTTAAATGTACCGTCTGAAGTTGTTACACTTAATCCATAACGATTTACATCTTTACGTGGATTATATTTTTGCCATTCAAAGGTATCGATCCAACTAATCAGCTTGTGAGCGTCTGTTGTAACTTCTAATTCTACTTGATTACCGTATTGGCTTAAATCTCTATAGTCCATGCTAATTACTTATCGTCCTTTCTTTTGGTATTTTGCTGTCTGCACTACTAACACAGGTTGGTGTAACGCACGGCATTGGTGCTTTAAACAGCTCAAATCCGTCTTGTAACGTGCCTAACGGTTCGTCATGGCAACTATAACTGCGTTTTACTTCTCCACCTGGTTCTCGTATAATACAGCTCTGGTATCCTGACCAACAATTCCAACCTTTGAACTTGTTGAATCCAAAAGCATTTAATCTTTCAGCTTGGTCCAACCAGTAAGTTACTCCATCATCATCTTGTAATTGTATTTGCGGATCTGGTTGTTGGTTTTGTTGCTGTAACATTTCAACCTGCTTCTCCGTGTAACCATGTACAACAAAAGAGGCAGTAGGATCAGACTGAGGCTTAAGAGTAACATGAAGTCCCATGTCCATAAATCGTTTACTTCTATCATAATATTCATCCCAATGTTGCGGTACCATAACTTGATTAATAGTTATTAGTACTCCTTCTTCTTGTAAAAACAATAATTTTTTTGCAAAATCCTTTTCATTGGCAAATTCAGCATGATAACTTGCAGTGATGCTTCTTCTATCCATCACCAACGTTGCATTAAGCCAACGATGCCACCACTTCATGCCTGGACTGCAATTACTTGTCATATGTATGCTTAGATATTCGCTTTCATAATCTTCAACGTGTGCTACAAGATCTAAAAACTTTTTATAAGCTGTTGGTTCTCCTCCACTAAAACTAAAATGAAATTTGTCAAAGCCATTTTCTCGCGACTGACGTTTTATTTCATCTACTGCTTTTGTATAAACTTCGAATGGTCTGTGATCTACTGTACTGCTTCTTGCATAAGGCCAACAGTAACTACAATTATAATTACAGAAACGCCCAAGGATCCAGGACACGGAAAACAATTTGTTATCCAACATATTTTTATGTCCAACCTTAGTTATTTTATCAAATGGTATCATACATCTCATCCATATGGAAACGTTCCTGTAACCAATCAAAGTCGTTTATTTTTGCTAGTAAGCTAGGCTCAGTCCTATTACTAGTACCGTAGTCACGCCCACTCCTAGCGCCAAGGATACAAAATCTACCGAACTGTCTTTCAGCACCCTTTGTACACCATGTTTCAAGTCTGCTATTAGTTTCCTCATTGATTTGTCCTTTTATTAATTTACTTGATAGTTTTACACATTCTCTAAACGCACTTTTCCAAGTGCTAAACTCATCTGTGTTAAAGTTTGTTATGTTACTCACGTCTGGCATAGCCTTAAACCTATCGGATATAGATGTTGTCATATCACTGCTGGATACATTTACGTTCATGGTAAGTCTTCTTGGTAGGAGTTTCACACCACCATAACCGTATACTAGATCATTGATAGGATTTCGGCTACGCCAAACATGGACACAATCTAAATCGTAATCGCTTACTTTGTGATCTAGATTGAATTCTGGTAACAAGTCAGCATCACCATCTATGACCCAAAACATTTTTGTTGAACATTTTTTGGCCGCAGTGATGTGAGCTTGATGAATGCCTTTGACACCGTGTACTCTTTTGGCACGTGGAAATCTTTCCACTAATTTGCTGTACCTTTGATCGGCGTCTGGCTCATTATAACTTATAAAACATATATCATACATAACGTTCTATTTCTTCTGCTAATAATTTGTGAATATGTCTATTAGGGTGACAGTTATCAGGAAAGTCCTTGTGTGCCTGCATAGTTTCTATTGTCTTTTCATATTCATCAACTATTTTTTTAAATTCTGTTTCTTTGACATCAATTGGTAAATTCTTTTGTAAAAATTTTGTAGCACTTGAATCTGCAAGATCTGGTCTTGCTCTACGCAATAAATTAATAGTTGGCCAACTGCTCATTAAAGGAATATCGTGACCTAACAATTTAGACATCCAATCCTTGTGTATGTGTTTGATAAATGTGTAGTTTGATACATCAGGACACTTGCCCCAACCCTCTATAATTATCCATGGTATTTTAGTTTCATCGTAGATTTTTTGAGCACCGTCAAACACAATTTTAAGCAACCTGTCATTAAGATCTTTTATGCCTGTTGCTTGTTGTACTGCTTCATCTCTTTGTATATAATATTTTTCTAAATCCTTGAGTCCTGCTTCTGCTGGCCAACGTGGTGGACCTAAATCACGCACAGGTTCAGTGAGCATGAAAATTATTACGTCTGGATTATAAAATACAGGACTTGTAAAAGGAGGTGCAAGTCCAAGTGCTTCTTCAACTTTGAATATTGCTTCTGTGTTAGTGCCACCACCTATACTGTAATTAACAGTACAGTGACCTTTCAAATCTAAATAATATCCAAAGCCAGGCCATACAACATTAAAAGGTTTTGCATGAGGCTCATGTGTGTATTGTTCTTTGTTGTAAGGTCTAAATATTTCAGGATCGTCATTATTTGCACAGGCAGGTCCAGGTACCACAGTACCCCATTCTCCTAAACTGTTGCTGTCACCACAAATTAAAACTTTTTTCTTATCTTGTGTTTCCATAATGTATAACTTTGTATTTGTCAGATTTAAATTTACGCCAAGGATCTACAACAATACTTTCTTCATTCAAGTAGCAATAAAGTTCAGGGTGTGCTAATAAAACTACTGCACTAAAAGGACCACGTTGCGGACTTGCTAACGGGTCTACTTCAATACAATGATAACCTAACTCTTTACAATAGTGTCCTACTAACAAACTGTAACTTCCGTCTTTGTATGGAACTTCTGGTTTGTATGCAATACCATTTAGCAAAATAGGTAAATTATTTTCTTCAGCTAATTTGACTAGATACTTTGCTAAATTTTTTGCCTGTACTTCACGTGCATTCATTATTGCATCAAATATATCATATTGTAGATTCAGCTTTTGTGCCATCCAACGCAAAGCTATATTATCTCTTGGGTGACAGGCTCCGCCATCGCCCATTCCTGCTGTCATATATTTTTTACTGATAATTCTTTGTTTGCTATCGGCTAATGCTTTTGTTACTACATCTACATTTATGTTGCCTTGTTTTTCTGCAACGTCTTGTATCATATTAACAAAACCTATTTTCATACTAATGAACGTGTTGTAAAATATTTTAATACATTCACACTCGTCCCAAGTACCTACTTCATACCTTGGATTGTTTTCCATGACTGACTTGTAAAATTCAATCAATTGTTTTGCATCTCCGGTAGTAGAGCCGTCTTCAGTACCAACCATAATCATTTCAGGATTAACCATATCCCATGCTACTGTTCCCATTGCTATTAAGTATGGATTATAAACAAATCTACTGTTGTGTATTAAAGGAACAAATTCACGTCTTGTTGTTCCAGGCAATACAGTTGATATTAAAACCAACAACTGGTCTTTGTTCATGTGTTTGTCTGCTTCACGCAAAACACTAATCACAGTATCATAAGAAAAATCTTTTGGTTCAAGATGAGCAGTAGGACTAGCACCGTCATAGTCAGGGTGATGTGGTGTTGGCACAGCAACAAAAACAATGTCTCTGTTTTCTACAGATTCTTTAATTGTTTGTTTAACTTGAATTAAATCGCTGTGAACATCCACAACATCATATCCAGTGACGTCGTGTCCTTTTTTCGCAACTGCTTCGGCACATGGCAAACCTAGTTTACCAAGGCCAATAAAACTTATCTTCACACTAATCTCCTACCATCAAATGCGTCTATAAATATAGTAGTATTTATTGGAAATAATCTTATGAAACGTATTCGCGGCTTTTTGAAATTTAACCCCTATCTGCAGGACCCTACATATACGCAGACTACGGTGCAATTACAAGAGGCATTTCGCCAAAATAATATAAAAGAAGACGATATCACTATAATGAGTGGATTGATAAAATATCCACGCAGTTGGAGTGGCTGTGATCTATGGGGTTATGTTGATGACCATTACCAAAAACAATTCATGGAAGACAAAAACATTTTCTTTTTGTTTGACGCAAGTACAGAAGGATTTAGCACAATATATGATCAACCTTGGTTTGAAGTGCTGTACAAAATGGCAGACAAGTACGACATAGATCCACAAAGGATATTGTTTGTGTCTAGCAATATGAAAGATAATGAAAACATCATAAGATACAACATGAATCAAAAACGTGATAGATCAATAAATGTTTTTACATATCTAAATTTTGAACAACAGATACTAGGAGTGTCTGGACAGAATGAAGTATTTTTACACGACAGTTTGCCATTGAAAAAGAAAATAAATCGCAGATTAAAAAATGCAAAAAGAAGCACGGCAGAAAAATACAAGGATAAACAGTACGGCAAGATAGGTTTAAGTTTAAGTAGGATCAATAGACCACACAGAACTTTCAGCACCATGGATATATTCAACAGCAAATATTTCAAGGACATGATGGTTAGTCATGCTAAACTAAAAGATGATGTCAATCTTAGTTTTTATATGTCACATCAACCTTTTGCAAATGCAGGCACAACAATAGAAGAACTTAAAATGTTTAAAAATCAATTGCCTTTAATTGTTGACACAGAAGATTTTAATACAAATCATGCACTTGCATTACACAATGATCTAAATGATTCAACACTATTCCAAATAGTAAACGAAACACACGCCAATGATTGGCAAGGTACAAGTTTGTTTTACAGCGAAAAAACATTTAGAAGTGTTTACAATATGCAACCTTTTGTGATATGGGGACAGACAGGAGTAAACAAGAAACTTGCAGACTACGGATACAAAACATATGAAGATTGGTTTGATCTAAGTTTTGACGAAATAAAAGATCCAGCCAAAAGATGGAGAGCTTTGTGGAGTGAATGTTGTAAACAAATAGATCACATTAGGAACATGGATACAGTTGAACAACAAATACAATGGAAATTTAAAAATGAAGCAGTTCTAAAACACAACTTTACAACACTATGTAATGGTAAGTATACTAAAGATACGTTCAAACAAATGGCATTGACCATGAGAAATATAGCAGATGAAAAAACAATTAATACACCACACACCTAAAAGACTTTTTACGTTTGGTTGTAGTTTTACAGGATATAACTGGGGTACATGGGCTAATGTACTTGCAAAAGAATTATCACCAATTGAATTTTATAACTGTGGTAGATCAGGTGCAGGTAATCATTATATTTTCAATACACTGATGCAGGCAGACGAACTGTATGACTTTACTCATGAAGATTTAGTAATTGTACAATGGACCAATGTCAGCAGAGAAGATAGATACACTGATAGATGGGTAGTGCCTGGAAACATATATTCACAAAAAGAATATGATGTAGATTTTATACAAAAGTATTTTACAGAGTTTGGAGCATACTTACGTGATTATGCTTTTATAAAAGCGGCAAGACAAATGCTAAAACATAAAACACAATGGCATTTTATACAAATGCTAGATATAACTGCATACGCAGACCAATGGAGCATGGCTGACAAAAGAGGTGATGTTGAACTTGCTAAATTACATGGATTGTATGAAGAAACACTTGACACTTTATTGCCTAGTTTTTATGATGTGTTATACAGCAATAACTTAAAGAAAAAATTTAAACAAGACCAAAAAACTATTAATAGATATTTTAATGATGGACATCCTAATCCATTTGAACATTACGCATATTTAAAAGAAGTATTCAAGCACGATTGGAAAGATACAACTGATGCCGCAGTAAGTGATTGTTTTGCTAGTTGGAAAAAATTACTACAAGATGCATCAAGACCTTATCAAATTAGAAGAGAAAAATTTAATGTAAATTACATGAACGATCGTTGGATGAAAATGTTTTTCCACGAAACAATGATGTATCGTCCAATGCCTAAAGATCCAAGATTAATTTTGTAATACTGCACAATCGTTGTAAAATTTTTCCAGCTCAGGAAAAGTTTCAGGCAAACTACAATTTCTACGTTTATCAAATTCAGTAAACCAATTATAAAAATCTTTATGGGCTTGTTTTAATTTAAATGGCTCATAGTGTGTTTTTGCCATATAGTCTACAACCCGTCTAAATTTTTCAACTTCTAAAGAACTAAACTTTGTTCTATCATTATTGTCCATGTTGCTTTCCATAAATTCTAAATGCTTATACATGAATGGCATAAACTTCTCTTTAGGCAATATGTTCATGTCGTATATAGTTGGTTCTTTAAGGTGTGGTGTATCAAATCGTATACGTTGCCATTGTGTAGCATTGGCATCGCTATTGTACTTCCTTCTCCATTCTAATATTTTCTCTAGCAATAAATGAAAACTAGTTACACTAAAAATATTAAATGTAATCATAAATGTTACAGGCCAGCCTGTGTTTGTTAGATAATAATCAAGATTCTTTTCCCATAGATCTATATCTAATCCTGTCCTAGCATATTCGGCCTTTGGTCCCCAAGTGTCTATGCTTGTATACAATTTAAAACTACGAATCTTACCTTCAGACTTTAATTTCTTAACAGTATCAGTTAATTTTTGTACCAACTTGGGCTTAACACCCATGTTGCTGTTAACTTCAATTTGTATTTGTGGTTTAGGATCCTTGTCTAACTTTTCAAAAAGATCCCATAAACTTTTGTGCATTAGAGGTTCGCCTCCAGTGATACGCAATATGTTAAGTGTTTTGCTTACTTCTGGCCACCATTCCCACCAAGCATCTATGTATGGATTGTCTTCTTCTCTTTTGTAAACCTTAAACCAATCAATGTCCTGTCTATGAACACTTGATTGTGCATATGGTCCATGTTGTTTTATTTCATTCCAAAATCTACTTGATGCTTTAGGGTGACAGTATCCGCACTTAAAATTACATTCATTACTAAAACTTATTTCTATGTATTCCGGATTGACGTTAAAGTCTGCGGCCTTTGTTTTTATTTCTTCTAATCTTTCTTCTGTGTAAATGCTTGTAGTTTTAATATGTCTATCACTGACATAGTCTTTACCCATTGACTCAATGTTCCAACAGTAACTACAACCGTCTGGCTTATGACCGTCAAGCATCATTTTACGTTGTGCTTTCTTTTCTAATGTATTGTGCAAAGCACTTGGATTATTTTTTAATTCTTCTAACGGTATTTTATGTGGAGCAGGGTGATAACAACTATGTGTTTCACCTGTTGCTAGATAAATTGTTGTATGGTGCCATTTAGCCAAACAGAATGTTGGCGAGGTTTTATCCTCGATAAACGGCATCAACTGTTTTATTTTATCTAGTTCACTCATTAAACCTTTCTGCCAAGAACCCTTTCTGTGTTTATGTAAACTGTTTTGAAAAATTCACTTTGCTTTTCATCTAACGGTTCTTTACTTATAGGCAATTCAAGTTCTTGTAATTGTTGTCCAAGATGACGTATGCGTTCAATAGCAGGTGACTCTTTAAAACATTTTTCTTCCCACAACTTGTTAAGTATTGTAAAATCTCTAGTTTGATTATGATCCCAATCTGTGCCTAAAACTTTATGACAACCTTCTCTTGCACCAAGAATAGCATATTCTCCATTCTTAACGTCCATTCCTACGTTCATCCATATCAATAATCTATGATAATTTTGCCACCAAGTTTCGTTTGCAACGTCTTGTACTTTGGCTCCTCTGTTTAAGCTCATCTTTACGCCTTCTCTAAATCCAGCTCTCCAGGCTTGATGTGGTGTGCTATTGATGATGCTTTCACTAAAGTTTTCATTCATTTGGTAATAATTATCAAAATAACAAAATTCTATTTGTGTATCGTCATTGCCATCTGTGTTTTCATGTGTTTTCATATTTTTTACAAAGTCTTTAGTCCACATCTTTAAACTACCATTGCCATACTTTAATCCGTTGATGTTAATTTTGCCACACCAACTAAACTGATAATCATCATCAACTCCTAGATCGTCCAAGTCTAAAACAACATTTAAGAATCTTGGATCAATAATAGTATCACCGTCAACTGTAACAAAGTGTTTTGTTTCTGATAAATCTGCACAGGCTTTGTGTGCCGCATCTGATCCTTCTACTCCATGTACACGTTTTGCCCATGGACATTTAGACACTAGATCTACATAGTTCTTTTCACAGTTAGGTTCATCATAACTTAAAAATATTATATCTTGTTCTGCAATATTAATCTTCATATTTCTATCCTTAATTTTACTCTACGTAAATCGCTTTCCGGATTACATACTGGAATACGTCCATAGTGTCTATAATAATTAATTAGCATCTGCATCTCTGCATTCTTTACTAAACTATTATGCATAGGCAAATATGCTTGATATACGTAATCTATGTATTCCTTGCCTATCTTTTCTTTAAATGCAGTACCACAACCGTATGGTGATAAACGATCATTACGCACAGTTCCCTTGAAATCTGTACGTCTACCTAACATACAGTTTCTAGTGGTAGCTCTGCTTTCGCCTATGTAGATAACACCACTATGAACAATGTCTACTTCTTGCGGTGGTCCGTCTTTGAACATACCATACAAATAACAACCTGCATCTTTTTTATCAAAGCCCCAACTTGGATCATATTTTTCATCTATGTGATGCCATTTTGTAAATTTATCAAAAGCAGGAGCGGCCAACATATATTTTTGCGTTGTAAGATAATTCTTACCACCATGCTCATATACTTTTTTAAGTGTGTATGCAAAGTCTTCTAGATTAGGAATATTATCAAAGATCTTTACAAGTTGATCTTCTTTAAGCCCGTGTCCTCCAGAACCTTTAACAATATTTTCTGCTAACACTTTTGATTTCATTTTATAACCTCATACATATATTTTTCAAATCGTTTGATAGTATACACTCCAATTGGTTCATTGTCAAACTCAAATTTATCACTAAACGGCACAACAATATACTTGCCATCTACCAATTTGTCAAATGTAAATTTAATTGTTTTGTACAAAATGTTTGGATCGTCTTTCTTTGTACAACTAAAACTAAACCTGCTATTGCCCAAACTTATTTTTTGTGCTAGTATGTTTTCATACAATTCACCGCCAATGGTAACTTTCCAACAAGTATCTTTTACATTTTTTGTAATTGTTATATCTGCATTTTTAATCTGTTTGTTTGGCACTTCATATATCAAGTCATCTACATAATAACTATCAATATCATGGTTAGCTCTTTGTCTAAGTTCATATGTTTTTGATCTTTTTAAATAATGCACATAATAAAATTGCATACTGTCTCTGCCCTCTAAAATAGGTTTTACATCTTCTTCAGCAACTGGTATGTAAGAACCTTGGGTTGGTTTTTCATTGGGCAGAGACAATAGCTCCCCTGTGTCTGGATTGAACACAGCGAATCTCTCATGTTTTACTGTTATTGACAGTTTCATATTTTTAAATATCTTTCGTATTTTTTAATTTTATTTTCGTCAAGGAATTCTTTTTCTGTGTAATGAAATATTCCCGACTGCAAATGATTGCCTATTTTTAATTGCAAATCATCTGTAAGATAAGAACCTATTCTGCTACGCCATGTAGCACTAGGATTCTTCCAACCTTGGATATGTGTTTTCATATGTGTGAATGTTGGAAACATTACACGTTTGTTTGTAATCTTGTCTTCACAATCTAATATCTTTGTCACAATGGCTGTGCTTGTATCAACACTTAAAAACTTTTGATACTGTTCTTTGGCATACTTGCCATAAAATAGTTCCCAGTTATTCATTACAAGTTCAAGCATTGTGTAAAAGTCTTTGGCAAAGTCACATTTTTTAAAATAATGAAAGCCGGCATATATGTTGGGCAGATCGTTTGCTTGGTATGTTTTGCGATAATAGTTGTCTACAACTGTATCTCCACGATAAGTTTGTACGTTGCTTACATAAAACACTTCGTAATTTTCTAAAAACTTCCACCAGCTGTCTAAATTTTGCAACACCAACATATCAGTATCCAACACAATGGTTTGATCATAAGGACTTGCATGATACAATTTCCATCTGTTGTCTACTTTCCAATCTTTGCTCTCTGCATCATCAGACCATGGTATAGGTTTGATAACATCAAACAATTCTGTGTACCTAGATGGCACTTTATCGTTGGTTATCAAACAAATGTTTGCTTCATTAGTAGCTTTAATACTCATAGCTAACGCACACGCCTGTTGTACGTAATCGTATTCGCTGTTTTGTGCTATTAATACAAATCCTTTAGTCATCTTTTTTCAAAATATATTTAATATTGCAATATCCACATATTGCTTCACCGTTCTTGAGTGTGTAATACACTTTAGGATGATCTCCATCTTCACCCATACAAGATATTTGTTCTTCTGTTACGTAAACAATTTTAAAACCGTTGTTATCTTGCTCAGACACTTTTGCTCCCAACTGGTTTACATACATATTCTATTGTGTCCCACTTACCGTCTGGTGGTATTTCCTTGTAGTATGTAAGCATGATGTTACATTCACGTTCGTTCTTGAACCATTGTACATCTTGCGTAAGACAATTACTACCTAAACATACAGTAAGTAATATATGCCACAAAAATTCCATTATAATTCTCCTCTATCAATAATCCTATTAAGACTAAACTTGTTCATTACGTGTACACTACTGCCTTTTATACGTAATGGTGTGTATTCCCCCAAATGATTTTGCTTTTCTAATAAAAAGAAAAAATTATCATCTTTCAAATCCCATAATATATCTCTGTCTGCTGTATAATATTTTTTGCCAGGCAGTTTGTTGGCAAAGTTTCCTTTTTGATATCCATTCATTATGTGTATGGCAATACTAAACACATGGTCGTTTCTAAATATGCCTTTGTTTACTTGAAATATGCTGTTGTAGTGATCCCAGTTTTCCTGTATGTGTTGTGTAAGGTCAAAGTATATTTTGTTTTGTTCACATTTTGTAAAATATATAACAGTGGCCCAATAAAAATCTACACTTGTATCACTTATTTTTTGAAACTCATCTGTTTCCCTGTAATTTGTTAAATCCTTTGCGTCTTTGTAAATTAAAAAGTCATGGTCTGATGTAAAACAATGCTTAAACAGATCATTTGCAATGATATAATCACTGTCAAGCAAAATTGTTTCGTCATATGGGCTTAGATCATATGCTTTTGTGCGTAGATCATTTTTAAATTGCAAGTGTTTGAATACTCCACTACCGTCAAAATACTTTTTAGTTGTAAATTGTGTCTGGTATGGTACTTCTATTACTTGGTCAAAAACTTCCTTGTAGTCTGTGTAAGTTTCTTCCAAATACTTTACACTATCAGTGACTATGCTTGTAGGTATATCTAAATAACGTCTAATTCTTTTTGCTGAAAAGTGTGCTTGTTTTATATAATCAATCTGAGCATTGTTTCTTGCAAAGATTAAAGCACCTTTATTTGTCTTCTTCATAATCTACCAACCCAGGAACTTTTCTCTTAGTCCTAATTTTTTCAAATTCGGCATGATATTCATTTGAAGATTGAAAGTAGACATCCATAATGTCATCAAAGAACTCATTTAGATCAGGTATTTTAACAGGTATATCATTATCATCAATGATAGGGATATTTGTTGTGTCACCTTTTTCACATAGCATACCTACAAAAGACAACAATTCACTTGTTACGGAAAATTGTCCACCATTGTAGTAGTGTATCCTGTTTTCAAAATACTGTTCTTTGAGTACTCTTTTTTGGTTATTAAGAGTAACCATGTAATTTGAAAATTCTAATGCTTTTTGTAATCTTTCATCCATAGTAATATCCAGTTGCTACTACTATTTAGATAAAAAAGGTAGGTGTTAGGTTAAGTTTGAACCTGCGTTTGTTTGGTAAGTTGGTGTTGGAACAGCAACATATGAACCTGTTGCTCTAAATTGAGTAACTGTACTTGTCAATACACCTTCAACGTCCTCATCGTAGTTAGGATTTCCTGTGTTTGCATCGTTGAATTCTGCTCTCATTTGTATTTGATTGTTGCCAACAAGTCTTGCTTGTAACGTATAGTTGTTGGCCGCATACAAACCAGTACCATTTTTAGTAAACACGTCTTGGAAAGATGTTGTTAGATCATGAAATCCAACAGTTGTACCTGATCCAGAACCAGTAGCACTTGTTGAAGTGTAACCCATTTTAACTGTACCCATGTTTGACAACATGGTCATCCAGTCTAATGTTTTTGCTGGTGGACTATTTTTAGCAATATTTGCCGCTGTACGTATTTCTCCACCTGCATTGAAAAAATGTCTTCTGTGATTTGCGTCAACGAATGTAACATCAAACAAGTGTACCAATGTACCGTTCCAGTTAATTGAATATGTTGCTGAAATGGCCGCTTCTGCTGTACCTTGTGATGAGTGTATTTGAAACTTTTCGTTCTCTAATGTAGTTGTAAGATTTTCAAATTGTGCAACACCCTTTTTATTAATTGTGTCGCTGTCTAAAATGATGTCTGTGTTTCCGATGATTGCTATCTCTGTTGGTGTTGTACCTGTTTGGTGTACTCTACCATTTGCAATATCATCATACAAGGTAGACATATCAGTTGCGTTTACTGTTGCACTTGCGGCAACCTGAGCGGAATTTAATGTTTGACCATAACCGTCATCACCTGAACCGACTCCCATTACCGTAGCTACTCTTGATTGCAAGTTGTTGTACCTTGCCGCTGTAATAATATCACCAATTGCCATTGATTAAACCTTTAATAATACTTCAACTAATTTTTCTTCTTCGTCTTCTTTAGTTTCTAATGCAATACCAATCACTTGTCCGTCATCATGTATCTGTGTTCCTATACCATCAACGTTTGCATAGATTGGCTTACCTTTAAAAATTGGTCCTGTTGTTCTTACAGGCACTCTTCCTTTAAGTGCAACTGCTTGTCCTTCTGCTTCAGCGTTCATTAAGAAAGCTGGTTTCTCAGAAATAACACCTACTGGAACATCGTCCATCTCACATGGTTTTAATTCTGCATCTATTTCAGCATCTTCTAATCCATCTGCAACTGCAACAATAGTTCCTATTGCTAGATCACCTGTTGAAGTTGTGTATTTCTCTGCCAAGTCAGCGTATTGTGCCTGAGTCGCTGTACCTGTAAACAAGTTTGCTACCAAGTTTCCTGATCCATCTCTTACTGCAACTGTGTTGTTTGTTGCCGCAGTTGATCCTGAACGGAAGTTTGCACCTACTTGTAGTGTTGCCGCCTGTGTTGCAGTTCCACTAAATGAAGTTGCGTGTACTGTACTAAATGGTGCAGTATTTTTTCCTAAATTAAAAGTGTTTCCTAATGAAGGATGTAAACCTGTTGATTCTAATCTTACAGGCTCATGTACTGCGCCTTGTGAATCGTCTACCTTAAATTTAATCATTGTACCAACTTGGTTTTGTATTACACCTTCGTTGTCATTTTCAATGAAAATCTTAAGATCGTTTGAGTCACCTATTGAAACACCTGCGTCTGCAAAGTTAACAAGTGAAGTAAATGAACCAGAACCTGCTAAAGCAAAATCTGATGCACTAAATCCGCCAAGTTTTAATGAGTTACTTGCTGTTCCCCAGTAGTAATCAGTAGTGCTTGTCACACCACCTGTTGCATTCATTGTGTTTCTTAATGTAATTCCTTTTTTAACAACGTCAAATCCTGTTACTGCGTTGCTTGGGTCTGTGCTATCAATAGTAAATGATACAGCACTAATCATGAATATTACTTCGTCATTAACAATGGCTTGAATGACTAATCTGTTTGTGTTTGTAACATCTCTGATTGTAACTGATTTCATCTGTGTTACAGTTGTACCAGAACCTTGTGGGCCAATTAAAACAAATCCTGATCCGCTGTAAGCATATAATTGTTGGTTAGTTGAATCCCACCATAAATCACCTGAGGCTAATCCAGCTGGTTGTGTAGCACTTACTTCAGCACCACCTGTTGTTCTAAATCTAGAACCGTCATAAAACTTTAATTTACTTGCAGTTGCATCAAACCAAATTTGCCCTGAAATTGCTTTTGGTGGTTGACTTGTTCCGCTAAAATTCTCTAATAAATGTAAAAAATTCTCATTTTGTATTTCACCATATCCAGCATAATTCTTACCAACAAGTTTGATATCAGTAGTTTGATCTACTGTACCATCTTCAACTGTTGTTAAAGTTACTCCGCTGTATCTGTCTATAGTATATGCCATTGTTTAACCCCTATGTAACTATTTATCTTTTACCACAGTCCGCCGCTACTACCCAGATCCGTGTCAAATACCCATGTTCCTGCTTGTACTTTATACCTTTTTAGCCCTCTTGCAACTGAGGAACTTACAGTACCAGAGGCATTATTGAACGCAATATCCTGCAATACACTCTCATTTTGCACACCATTGGCATCAACAGCAATAAAAGATTTGTTTGCAACGGAGTTAATGTTAATACCACTTACTGTTGCACCAGTTAATGTTGATGTTGGCACATAAGCATACGATCCTGTTTTCTTATTTGCCGCTGGATAAATGTCTTCAATAATTGTAGCAATATTGGCATTTGTTAATCCTGTAATATCTAATGGCACAATTACTGGTTCGTCATCAAGACTGTCATCTACATAAAATTTAGTTGCCGCATCTTGATTGCTTGTAGGATTTGCCATTCCTGATATTTTTTGATTATTGGTAATTGTGATTGCACCATCACTTGTAATTTGCAATCCACCACCTGATGTTGAAATAGCATAATCATTTAACGTAATATTGTCTACACTCAAAGTTGTGAGTGTACCTATTTGTGTTAAACCTAATGCACTTGAAACCTGTGAACCTAAAGCAGTTTCATTTAAAACTTCATTGCCATTAACCTTGTAACCTTTTGTTGGTGCCAAGTCAATGTTTTCACTTGATGTCCAAGATGCTGTGTTATTTCTCCAAAGAAATTCTTTGTCTAAATCTGAAGATTTTAATATAATACCACCGCCATCTACTGCGGCATTATTACCTGTTGTACTATCTGATTGAATTGCAAGTTCAATATTTTTATCTTCAATTCTTAAATTTTGTGTATCAATGCTTGTGGTTGTACCTTGTACAATTAATTGTCCGTCAATTTTTGCATCACCGCCTACGTGTAAAGTATACAATGGTTGTGATTTAAATATACCAACGTGACTTACATCTGTGTCAACAACTACTGCATCAACGTAACCTGTTGTTTTTCTAACTCTTACTTTCCAATCATGATTTGATAACTGATTTTCTGTTACGTATGAAGTACCAACAATTTTTTGTATGTTGTTTTGTGCTGTACCAATTGTTAATCCGCCGGAGTTACTTACTGTTAATGTACCTATTGTAGTTCCATTTGAATCTGCTGGTAAAAGCTGTGCAGGTGTTCTTCTATTTCCTTGGCTGTCTGTTAGTGATAATGCAGAGTCTGACGTGCCTCTGTATTGAAAATTAGCACCGTCAATTAAATTAAAACCTTTTTTGATGTTACCAGTGATACCTGGAACTGTGTAGCCAACTGCTGGAGTAAATTCTTCATTTGCAAATACTCCAATTAGATTGCCACCTATAAAAAATCTTATTGTTGTTTTACTGTTGTTTTGTGTATCTAATGCTGTTACTGTTTCAAATCCTGACTTACCTTGTTGTGCAGTATAAACTGGACCTGCAAGTGTTAAGTCTGTACCATCATAAAAGTAAAGTTGATTTGTTAAACTGTTAAGCCATAAATCTCCTGATACCATGTTAGCTGGTTCTGATTGTGATACAATAGGTCCACCACTTTCTTTAAATGATGTTCCGTCATAAACTTTGATTCTAGCTGATGCTGTGTCATACCATAATTGTCCTTTAAGTGGTACTGACGGTGCAGAAGTGTTGGCAAAGTTTTCCAACATCTTAATTAAGTTTTCGTTTAAGGTTTCACCAAAGCCTGTATAATTTTTTCCAATCAGACCGATGGAAGTAGTTGTAGTATCTAATTGTCCGTCAACTAAATCTACTAATAATGTTCCGTCTGTTTTGTTTAATTTATATCCCATAGTCTATCCTTAACTTGCTAGAAATGTGTTTTCTCCTGCGTATATAATATAGTTTACAGTCATGTAAGGATTCATTATATTAAATGAATTACCTAAACTACTGTTTGTCAACACACCACCTGAAGTAGGATATGCCTGGCCTGCACCTGTGCCTGTTGGAGCATCATAAGTTATACCCTGTGGATCGTTTGGAGTACCTGTTACATCTCTAATTGTGTAATATTGATCTCCACTTGGTCCTCTTAAATCGTGTTCGTGTTCTGGTAGATTGCCTGTTGATAAAGTTTGTGTTTGCTGTCCTGATACACTACCTAGTGTGTCTGCCGCTGAATCTGTAACAACATTTGCACTTCCACCGCCCATGTTATCTTTACCTAATGCAACTCTACCTCTTAAATCAGGTAAAGCAAATTTTCCTGCACTAACCAAAGATTGATCTTTAAATCCGTATTCTATTACATTAAACAAATTTTGATAGTCTGCAATAAACACTTCTTGTCCATAACACAATAACCAATTAGCCGGAGCAACTGTGCCTCCATATGGAGTAATCATTCCTACTGGTAAAGTTGGTATTGCTTTGAACAGGTTTGTTCTTGATATTTTATAAACGCCTGTATCACCAGCTGTTCTGTTTATTAATAGTTCATCTGTTGATACTGAATCTGAAACTTCTGTTTTATTACTAATGAAAGCATTTGAAATACTTGTTGTAAATGTTTTTGTTGAGGCATCCTGTCCATCAAAAGTAAATGAATTAGCAGTAACATCTCCTGTCATTTGGAATGTTGTAGAACTTGCTAATTTATCTGTTGAACCTGATCTACCTGATACTGTACCTGTTACGTTTCCTGTTAGGTTTCCTACAAAATTTTGTGCATAAACATTTAACCATTGTTCGTTTGTTGTACCAAGATTTCTTGTTGTTGAAGCATTAGGTACAATGTTACCTGTTGTAAGTAAACCAGCAACATTTGTGTCACTGCCTACAAAAAGTTTTTTAGCAATCCCAACACCACCTTTTGTAATAATACTTCCTGTGTTGATTGTTGTTGCGTCTGTTGTACCGTCTACTAATAATGAATTAGAAACTTGTATGTTTCCTGTTACATCTAATGCTTGGTCTGGTGATAAATTATTAATTCCAACTTTTGCAGTTGAATCAATTCTCATCACTGTTTCTGTTGTTCCGTTGTTGTTAACTCTTATGTCAATATTTGATCCTGAAGTTTGGTGACTAATTACACCAGCTTGTCCTTCAACACCTACTGTCATAAAACTTGAAGCACCTACTGTGATACCACCGTTGTTTTTTACAGTGATAGGAAATAAACTTTGTGATAAAGCATCGTTACGTATAAAGTTACTTGCAGGAATAGTTTCATTTCCAATTACAAGTGCTTCTGCTTTTTCCGCCACACCATAATATTTTCCTGCACCTGCTCCAGTAATATCTGCTGTGCTTAAATTAAATCCTGGCTTGATGGTTGTAAATCCTTGAATAGTTGTCTTTGGTGTAAATGCCGCTGTGGCATATATAGCCAATGTCTTTGCACTTACTTCTACAATCAAACAAGTGTATGAAACATTGTTAGTTCCAACAATAGCTGTTGCTCTAACACCTGTTGAAAGTCCATCACTAAACGTTGGACCTACTAACACCCAACCTGATCCTGTGTACAAGTAAAGTTGTTGATTGTCTGTGTCTACCCAAAGGTCACCTGTCACTGATTGTGCGGCACCTGGGGCATTGGTTGCTTTCTTTAATCCTGATGCACTTATCCAAGTTGTACCATCATAAAGTTTTAATTGATCAACACCTGGTGTATTATCATACCAAAGTTGTCCTTCAACTGGATTGCCTGGTGCTGAACTATTTGTAAAATTCTCTAATAGATGTAAAAAGTTTTCAGCAATGGCTGTACCATATGCCGTTGTATTTCTACCTGGTATTGACAAAGACGTTTGTTGGTTGATAGTATTGTCTTCAACACTAATACTACCTTTATTAGCAACGTCTGTGTAATTTACAGTATAAGCCATTTATTACGCCTCGTTAAAACCAGTTAAACTTTGTACTCTAACTGTGTAGTCTATCTGTATTAATCTGTTTAAACTTTTTTGCACAGGATGGAATATTACGTGTGTTAGTAATCTACCTGTTCCTGATGTTGCAAAACTTACTAATCCTAATTCATCAAACACATACAAGCTGTCTGAACCAGTTGCGTTATCTAATGCATCTTGTCCTGACGGTTCTCCATAATCTAACAAACAAGTTGCAATTATGTCTGTGTAGTTTGTACCGCTTACGTGACGTGTTTCTATCTTGTTTCTTGTAGGATCTGTGTTGTTGATAGAATTATCGTCAATTACTTTGCTGTATGTTTGGTTGTACAAACTTGCATTTGTTCCTGTTGAATTTGGTGAAAGGTATGTAATTATACCCGTTGGATCGACGGATGTTCCACCATTACCAAAAGCCATTGAATATACCATTCCTTGCCCTTGGTTTGCTAATGATTCAGCTAATGAAATACTCATGTTTTCATAGTGAATAGCATTACGTTTATCAACCAGAACTTCTCCAGATTCTGGATTGTGTATCTTTATGTGTCCTTGCAAAAGAACTCCTGATTTGTCTTTAAAATTGTCTATCATGTTAATATCCTACAAGTGTATTTATTTAGGTAACGCCACCTCTTTGTTTCTTAAGAACCTGCCAATGTTATTTTCCGCTAATCTTAGTGGAGTTCCTGGATCAGTCCATCTTTTTCCTATACGTCTAACCACCATTATCTTGGTGTTAATAGGAGGTTGTTCAGTCAATGTTAAGGTAGTACTGCCTGCTGTCATACTAAATTCTGCTGGTAAAGTAGTATCTGCTTCAGGACTATCCAAATTAGTTGTTGGATCAAAGGAACTTATTGCATTTTTACGCAATCTTCTTCCGCCAACAAACACTTCAACTAAATCCATTACTGTACCAGATCCTGTTGGATCTTGTGGTACAAAGTCAAGTGTGTATGCTTTTGTTGAGCCATCTGACACAAAATTCAATGTCATTGTTTCGTCTTTGTAAGGTACAGTTTGGTCTCTGCTTTGATCTAACACTACACTACCCTGAGAGTGTTTTGTTTTGACTCCTGTTCCTAATGTACCTCTTCTCAACTGTCTTAAAGCACCATCTTCTTTCAAATAATATTCTATTCGCTCACCACCTATGAACAATACACCTGGCATTTGTTTTGCTTTGTTTGGTATAGGTAAGCTGTCTACATTGGTTACAAATATCTTAGTATCGTACCAATTTAAATCTTCTGCTAGTGTGTATTCTACATCATCACCCAAACGTTTGAAGTGTGTTCTGTTCAACATATCTTTGAACTGTCTGTAACCAAATTTTGGAACAATAGTGTTGTTTGAGAAGTGTATCAACTCAACTACATCATTTGCATTGATGTCTGTAACAACTCTTACAGTTTGTCTATCTTCTTCTAAGTAATAATCAACACTTGGTGTTAATAATGTTCCGTTGACAACAATCCAAACATATTCAGCGTCAATGGCAAGTGTGCGTAATTTTATTATTCCATTTGTAAGCTGATGATATTCTGTGTAGTTGCTTGTACCTACTGTTATAGGATTTCTTGTTACAACATCTAAATTAATTCTTTCTATTTTTCTAACATCATGTTTGCTAAACTGATAAACTGTAACTGCTGAACCGTTAGCAGGAGCATTATCAAAATAAATTTTGTTTGGTGTTGCGTTCCATAAACCGTTACCATCAAAGAAGCCAAATGAATAATCTCCATCGTTCCTGATGTACACGTTTAGAATATCACCTGCAACTCCTACGTCACTGAACAAGTTTACAGTTGCGTTGAAAGTATTCCAGCTCCAACTTTGCGTTATAGTAATTTCTTCTCCATTCAAGAATACTCTTACCTTGTTTGCATCAATACCAGCTTTTGGTATTTGATAATCTTTTAATGTATATTCTCTAGTTGCACTTACAACAAATCTTTGATTGTATCCTGCATTTAGAATATTGTTGTCTACTTTTACAATTACATTTTGCTCTAATGGCTCTTGCGTAAACGGAGCCTGTGCAAGTGTAAATGAAGTTGTGTTTCCGTCACCTGTAAATGTGTCTGTTGTAATTTGTGAGAAACTTGTACTTGCACTATCAAATATTGCATATTGTATTACAGCTCCATTCAAAGGTGCAGTTCCTAGTTTAAACACACTCATTCCTTTTTGTCCTGAGTAAGTATTGTCTGTTTCTGCAAGTGTTACATTTACAGTTTTACCATCAACAGTTAAGAAGTGACTTAATGTATTTTTGTATTTTACAGGGACAACAAATTGTGCTGTTGAACCATCTCCAATGAAAGTATCTATATCAAGTATTTTTTCACCATTGTTACTCATTGTAATAATATGTACTTGTTCATTTAGTCCTGGTGCATTTGTAAGTTTAATTTTTTTGTTTTGATAATCAACTTCAAACAATGTATCTGCTAAAATATTTCCATTAACTTTTATCCAAACATCACTTTGGCTCATTGGTACAAAGTTAATGTCAAAGTCTTTGTTGTTTCCGTCGCCCAAGTAATTGTAGCTGTGTAATATACTTGAACCGTCACCTGTTCTGTCATAAACTTTAATATCTAGTGTGTCAAGCACTTGTCCTGGTACAAGTTCTTCTGGACCTTTTGATGTTAAAGGTGTTACAAAACTGTCACCATCAACAACAATTTCTTCTGCTGATAATCCACGTGCAGTTTGATATACAAGATCTCCACCTTGTAGTAAAGTATCATATCCATCTGGATCTGGAATAAATGATCCGTCGCTTGTTGATTTTCTAATTACAATAACATCATTTGCTACTGTTGGAACTTTTGTTTCGTCAAGCTGTATAAATGTTTGACCTGCACCTGTAATACTTTCCATTACTGCATTTGGATTATTAGAAACAGTTGATCCGTCATATTGTGGATCATCTATTCTAACACCATTTTTATATACGTTATACACAACACCTGACTCTAAAGGTTTAGCAAGTGTAAACACATTTGTACTTCCGTCTAGTGTAAACACCTCATCTTCATATGTGTTATCGTAAGTGTCATATGTTGTTGTGTAGTAAGGCTCACTTGACCAACCTGTACCTGCACCAAATGTAAAGCTCTTGACTTGAACTCCTCCATAATCAATTCCGTCCATAAGCTGAGATACATCTTTGCCTAACATACCTGTTGTTGGATCATAGAACATATTAATTCTATCTTGTGCTTGTAACATATCGATAGCTTTGCTGTAATTTACAACTATTGCAGAATTATTTGCAGGTGGTTCAGTAAATGTTACTCTACCTTTGCTTCTTGCATATGACTTTGTGTTGTCTGCAAGATTAGAAATTGTATATTCACTTTGTAGTGCTTCGATACCTGCCACAGTTACAGTGATTGTAGTTGTTCTCAAATCCATTGGAAACTTAAGATCATATTGTGTTTTACTACCTGTGCCTGTGAAGTTTTCTACTTCTGTAAGTGTTGTGATTAAGAAGTTACCAGTTGTTCTATCAAACTTACTTACTATATGATTTGATCTTACTTTGCTGTTTCCTAGTTGTGCTGATACTACTGCTTTGACTCCTGCTGGATCCTGTGTTCCTTCTACAGTTACAGTTGGAGCAGACAAGTATCCTTTACCTGGATTAGTTACTGTGATATATTTAATTGTACCGCCAGCACCTAATGTTGCTTTTGCAACTGCACCTGTACCACCGCCACCAACAAATTTGATTAATGGAGTTTCTAAATAAAGTGTACCGCCTGTTTTAATATTAATTTGTTTTACTTCAAAGCCAACACAGTCAGCCCAATACTTGTTAGGATATGTTGTTATTGAAGCATCTTGTCCTACTATTAAATCGTTTTGTACTTTTAAACTTGCAGGAACAATTTTACCATCATCTGAACTGTAAGCAGGTGGAATATCAAAGTCTGTGATACCACTTGCAGTTTCATCTGTGTTTGTATAGTTACTGATGTACTCTCTAATTTTTGTTTTGTATGGTTTTGTTTCCTTAACAAAATCCTCATAACTTGGTAAACTATCATTTTGGAAAGTAATTTTTTGTTGTAAATCACCAGCATTGTGTTTTGCTTTTATAAAGCTAGTCTTAAATGCCCAGTCAACATTTGCTTGTTCAGAAAATACATATCTTAAACTTGCAAAGAATAATTTATTGTATTCAACTGCAAGATCGTTAATAAAAATATCATCTCTTAATGACTGTAATATAATTCTTAATTCTCTTGTAGGTTGATTATCATAGAATGATGTATCATAACTTAATCCATCATATCCTATATTGCTGTTTGCACTATCAAACAAGCTGTTAGATAATTGTATGGTTCCATTTTCTCTACCAATAGTTTTGTATTTTGTTGTGTAATCACTGCCGTCATTACTAATTTTTTCAAGTAACAACCAACCGCCTGATCCTATTGTAGATATTTTTACTATATCTCCTACTGCATCGTCTAATGAATCTAATTCATATGAGAAATCAATCAAGAAATCTGTTTCAGTAAATTCACTGTAACCCACATCATACCAATCTTCATACGTCCACCATTGTGTAACATCATAAGATGAACTTGTAGTTCTTGCCCAAGTTTTAGAATTTTCTTGGTAAGCATATATAGACCATCTGCTGTTGACACTTTCGTCTACTGTTACCAACACACTATATTTTCTTACTTCAAGTGTTGTTTTTGGTCCATAATCATTACCTGTATTTTTGACCACAGCACTTGTAATTGTACCATGTGCGTCCATTGTAAGTGTAATCTCAGCACCAGATCCATTTCCTGTATTTCCAAATTCAACAGTTGGTATAGTTTTGTAACCTTTACCACCATTTGTAATATCAACTCTTGCAAGTCTGCCATTTTCAAACACAGGTGTTAATACTGCTGGAGAAATGTTTGACACTCCTACTGTAGATAATTCTGCATAAGTGTCTATTGCTTTATCAAACTTTCTACTTAATAAAGTAGGAGTAGGATCTTTGCTTAAGAACTTGCTTAGATCAAATTCATCTACAATTAAATTTTGTTTTAATGTTCTATTAGCTCTTTCAACAGTTTGCTTTAATGCTTCAGTTTTGTTTTTAAACATTCCTTGTCTTGGTCTGTCTAAAATACCATATGCTTGTTTAGGACTTAAAATTGTATCTGGAACTGCTCTTTCATTTACATCAACTCCAATTAAACTGTCATACCATTTGCGTTCTAAGTCTTTGTTTGGTCTGCTAGTATCAAGCCCTTCTGTAAGCAATTGGTACTGATTGTGTGCATTTATTTCTTTGTTCTCTATTGTCCAGTATCTAAAGTTAATTGCATTTTCTGGTCCACTTACAAGTGATTCACAGTTGTACAAACCAAATCTTGAATTGCTGTACATGGCAATAAATCTTTGTCCTTGTCCTGCAGGATCTTGTATCAATTGAGCAACGTCATACGCACTAGTTTTTCTAAACTCAAAGTGTGGTATAATTTTTTTATTTTTTACCCAGTAGTAATATTTGTTAAAGAAACTTTTTGCAACGTTATCAAATTTTTGTACCTGAACAAAAGTATTAAGATCCTTAGGCGTACCACTAATACCTTTTGTTAATCCTTCTTCAGTGTCAGCTTGTTGAGACCATTGTGTTGGAGTAAGTGTTGATTCTACCCACTCATAAACATCAATAGATGCACCTGTAAACAATTTGTTCCAATTAGCTGTATTGTAAATTATGTTGCCTTGGTATGGGTTTACAAATTTTGCTGTGCTTAGATCCCACCATAGTCTACCTACCCATTTGGTATCCCAATAATTATCTGCGTCAATTACAGTATTTTGTGAAGGAGTTCCATTTGTGTAAACTGCTGGATCATAATGTGTTTTGAATGTTAATTCTTCTTCCGCCGCACCTGCAATTTTTCCTTGTATTGGATCTATATAATCCACTGCCTGAGCAACAGGATTTTCATTAATTTCATAAATGAATATACCTTTGAATTTAGACAAGTCTACTTGATCCATTGGACTATGTAAAGTTGCCCACGGCATAACATCTCTTGTTCTCTTGAAATCTATAAGTGTTCCAATAAAATTATTATCAGTGATGGACAATTCTGGCATTGGCACATACACATGGTTTTCATTAAACAATAAGAACTCGCCAAATCTTTCTGTTGCAGGATTTTTGTAATTAAATTTCTCTGCATACAATAATTTGTTTCTTACCTTTTGATACATAAACACTTGTCCACTGTCAGCATTTACTTTTTCAAACTGCGTTAAGTTGTTGTCAAATGTTGTTGTAATGTTATCAAATGTTGTGCTTGTTACAAGGTCACCACCTTTAGAACTAATAACTAAATCATTGCCATTGAAATCTATTGCCGCTCCGAATCTTTCTGCAACATCTTTTTCAGGACTGTATAGTGTTTGCGTTAATTCAAATGTTCCTAAATTGTTTGTGTATACAAAAACCTTACCATTGTCATTAGATCTATCATCTGCCAAAGGAGCACCTACAGCCACCATTGATCCATCATCACTTACTGCAACACTTGATCCGAAACCTATTCCGGCAACTGGTGCTGGAATCATTTGTGAAAATCCATAATGTCCTTTGATAAATCTATAAATTATAACCTTAGGATCACTGTTGTTAAAGTCTGCCACTGTTGCAATCACTTCACCAAGTTTTGCTACTGCAAAAGGATGTGCGTAATTTGTAAGATTGGCTTTATCAAATGTGCTGTCATCACTTACAACAAGATTTGTATCATTTGGTAGGTATCCAATGTAATCTATAAATGCATCTATTACTGTCCAGAACGTTGGGTTCCATGCACCTGCTACAAGATTTGTGTTTGCTTGATAAAACTGTCCATTGTACAACACAATATCATTTGTGTAATAATCTTGTGAGTCACTAAATTCGCCTTTGAAGAAATAGTTTTTACTTCTTGCCCACTCATACGTTGTGCCATCAGTATCAGTACCATGCGTGACTAAATGTATTCTACCACTGTTGCTTGTTGTATTGTTGCCAGGAGCAGATACAAACAATCTGTACAATTCGCTTTGAGTTGATTTTGTTAATTTGATTATTGTACCTAAGAATCTATTTGATTCTCTTTGTGGATTTGTGTAACCATGTTGATATGAATACAATCCTGTACCCATTCTTTCATAAACAAAATATGCACCTTCATTTGTAAATGCACTTGGTGTACCTGTTGTATCTAATTTTAATGCACTAACTTGTTTCCAATCCTTGTTTAAAGGATTTGGAGTATTAGGCGTTCTTGCAACACCATTGACTGTTCTATTGTTGAACACATAAATTTCTAATTCATCTCTAAATGTTGGAGCAGTTACAGGCAACATTGTGCTATCTGTGTTTCTTACCACAACAAGTTTTCCTGCTATACTACCAGACATATTTGCGTTGTCTAATCTACCGGATAATCTATCAACACCTGCACTTACACCATCTTTGATTGCAATGGTACTTGTATCACTATGTTGATTACCAAACTTAAATGATCCATTTCTAGCTTTGACATACAATCTACAATCAAGTAACTGTTCTTGCAAATACACAACTTCTGCTGTTGCATTTGTAGACTGGTCGATAATTATATCACCTATTTGCGGAATAAAAGGATTACCATTGTTATCAAAGTTTGTAAATGTTACATCTACAAATCCGTCCCAAATATCATATACACTATGTAAAGTGTCATTCAGATAATCAAATCCTATTCCTAGTGTTGCAGGATCAAATACTGTTAAAGTGTTACCACCACGTATTTCATTTACACGCATGGTAAATGGAGTACCAGATACCAATGTGTCTGTCCAAGCCTTAGGTGCCCTGAAGAACCATAAAGGACTCAAGTCAGGCATACCTTGTTTGTTATAGAAACTTAAATGACCAAGTCTTCCTCCTTTGGTTGGATCTGACACTTGATTCAATGCATACACATCGTCCATTGTGTTGTAATAAATTTCTGGACTTTTGCTTTCTGCCTGTGTAATAATATCTTGTATTACAAACTGTGGTTCTGTAATTTCTTTGACTGTGGTATCAAATGCTGTTGTAACATTTATTCTCCACCAACCCCCGAAAGATGCTTGTGAGTTTGTTGGTTCTACTAATGCATATGAACCCATCGTCACTCCGCCTAATGTTGCGTTGTCATTAGCAAGGAATTGACCATTCATACCACTGATGTAAATCATTGCTTGGTTTACGTTCTGAACACTTATATGATTTACTGTTCCTATTGCAGTACTTGTACTAATTAAATCACCTACCTGTGGTGTTCTTAATAAATTATCAAAATATAATACAGCATCTACTTTTGCAACAATAGATTTGTTGCCTTCAAGTTCACTTAATACAGGCCCTTGTACTCCAAATGGAACAACACCGTTTGGATAGTTTTGTGAATACTGTTTCCAGTTAAATGCTAAAGTGTCGCCAACTGCTGAACCTTCGTACTGTGCCGTTGGTGCTCTTACAAGTATATGATCTGTAGGAACATTAAATCTGTAATTTCCTCTTATTGCATATACTATTTGTGGGTAAGCGGTTCCAGTCCATGATGCTTTTGCAATTTGTGTTGGGTCATAAAAACTATTGAAAGTTAAAGTGCCTTGTGCCGCTGAAATAGGAAACTGTGCCTCCCAGAAGTTTTCTTGATATTGAATAATATCTTTTTCTGCGTAACTTACATTACTTGCAAATGCACCTTTGAATTTTGTTTTTGCGTTGCTGGCATTTGGTGCACCTATTACTAACCACTTGGCATCTGAACTTAAATCTAATCCAGTTCCAAACTTACCATCGCCTGTGTATAAATTTGCAGGAGCATCTATTGTTTGTGCATGATTGTATGTGGTGTTGTCATTTGTTCTTTGGAAAATATAAACTTTGTTAGATTCATTTGCACCAACAACCAATGTTGTGTTTCTTTCGTCTGCTCCTATTACTTTACCAAAGTTTGTGCTACTATCACCAGTTTCAACATTACTGATAACTTGTAATTCACTATGTTGTGGAGTATTTTTAAGAACAATCCAACGATTAGCACTATCGTCATCTACCCAAAGCAATTCACCAACTTGGAATTCACCAGCAAACAATCTTGTGTTTGCTTCTTCAAGGTTGGCAACTCTTGCAGACGTAAATGTTGTAAGAAAGCCATTTGCAGTTTCTACATCTGACGTTTCACCATTGTCTGTACAAAATACAGTATCTAATTCTGATCTAATAACTTTGAATAACTTTTCAGTGTCTGCAACATCAACAACACCTATGATATCATCTTTGACATAGTTTGCTTGATTGTTAAGTTTTATTTCAACTTCATTTGTTGTAGTGTTTTTTACGACTGATAAAATTTTATCATTTGTACGTGTATATTTTAAAACGTCCCAATCATCTATTTTGCTTGTACCTGTCCAAATATAATCACCTACATTTAAAGTTGTTAAAGTTAATCCTAATATGTCATCATATTTTGCAACTGTTTGTTTAACATCTGCACTATTAACATATCCAGCAGTTTGTATATAATCTTTGTCCTTGTATTTTGTAGGGAACGGTGCGTGATTATATCCATCTGGTTTTAAATATGTTTCAAAAGGTCTTTGTCTGTAAATTAAATCAGTTTCGTTTCCAGTTACAGTTTGTACTAATTCAACTGGTTGTGGACTTAATCTAAACTTTGCCTCATCTAATTTGTATTCTACTTCCTCAAAGGATTGCGATGATCCTAGTTGTCCTAGTCTTACTGCCCATTCTTCATAAAAGTTTACACTATCAGCATCTGTGTTTGATAACGCATCAAACAATTTAGTCAAACTGTTTTGTGTTCCTTTGTCTTGAATAAATCCTTGATAAAACTTATACTGACTTACATCATCATTGATAATGTTTTCTAAATATTTTCTTTTTTGATAACCAATTAAGTGTTGTGCAACTCTTTGTTGATCAATATCAAAATTGTCTGTGTCAAGATCGTAAAAGTCTGCAAATTGTTTTGCTTTGTAGTCTAAGTTTGCTTGTAAGCCCGACTTAGGTGCTTCTGATAATCTTTGCCAATCTACATCAACAAATACTTCTTTGCCAGGTAATTTACGTTTTGCAACATAAAAGAACTCTTTGTACTTGACGGTGTCTCCGATAGCATAATCTTTCCATGCTTCCCACTCTGTGATGTTTACTTCATCATATACAAATCCAGGTATGTTTAATCCGCCAGTCCAATCATCTGTTCTGTATCCAAGTACTTTAATTCTTTCTTGTCTGTAACCAGGCTCAAGATCATAAATGAAATCACTGAACACAGTTTTGTTATCTAAAAGACAAACGTGTTCAACTTGTATTAAAGGTATCTTAACAGCATATATTCCATCAGTTGTATTCTTAGTTGTTATACCTAAATTGTTATCATTGTCTCTGAAAACATTTAAATTAGCTTGTAATAATTTTTTACCATCTGCTTTGAATAGATTGTAACCATAGAAGCTATCAAACAAGTTGTCAGCTACATGATGTTTTTTATAAAACTGTAAATTAATTGCACCCGGACTTAAAGTTATAACACTATTGGCTTGCCAATTTTGTGTTGTCCAGAACATAAATTCTTTTGCACTCAAAGACCAATCTTCAACTTCATTTATTTCTTTGTTGTAATTTTGAAACACAAAACCTTGTGCTTTTAAATATCTTTCATAGCCAAGTAAAAAGTCAACCACACCTTGTATTGTTTTTATTTGTGTACCATATGCAAGTTCTACAGGCTCTTGATTTATTCCTTCATTCCATTCACGTCTAAAGAAAGCAGATCTGCCTCCTTCAACTGGTAGTTCAGCAAGTCTTACAAATTTTTCTTGTTCAAATTCAGATCCTGCAACGTGCAAGGTTTCTGTCATGTAAAAATCGTTACCAAACTTAACTACAAATCCAGGACTGTAAGTTTGTCCTTCATTCCATTGTACAAAGTCTGCACTTACGCCACCAACTCTTACTAATGGATCATCTGCAAGTGCAACTGGTGTGTAATATTTAAAATATGGATTATCATAATTGTAACCTTTTATAATAAAGCCACTTGCTACTTTTTCTATAATTACACCACTGTATGGTACCAAGTCTACAACACTTGATTTGTTTAAAAATATTTGATAGTTTTCTTCTGGAACAAAAACATTACCTTCGTTATAAGGAGTTCTACTGTCTAAAATTAATTTAAATTTAGCTTTCTCAGTAAATCCACCAATCTTTAATCCTAGTTGGTTAGTGATGTTTGCTATATCATCTTTGTACTGTGAATAAAATTTAACAGTTTTGCTGTTCATGTAGTCTGCTATGTAGTTTACAAGTCCAGCAGTTTGCACACGAGTTTCATCTTCTATTGTGTTTGGAAACACAATGTCTGCTAATCTTAAACGTTTATTTGTTTCAGTGTAAATTAATTCTTTAGCAAGATTTCTTTTTATTCTTGCTCTGTCAAATCCTGCACCTATAATTTTTGTTGGTTGGTTAAGCATCCAAGCAGTTATCAATGAGAACGGATATTCAGAACTTCTGCGCCATGCAGTTTCAGTTGGTGCTTGATCGCCAAACACAAATGGTTCTTGTGTTCTGTTGCTTATATAATTTTTAGCATAGTTACTGTCCAATGGACTTAATAAATTACCGCCATCATCAACTGGAATGTGTTTTGTAATATTTGTTCTTGCATATTTTTCATTATACACCATAGGCACATCAGGTATTCTGTAAGCACCCTTTTCAATGTCTTGCCACAATATTTTATTTTCACTTGTATAAGGAGCAGAACCGTACACTGATTGCCACCAAGTTGGTTCTTCTGAGTATCCTAGCATTTCCCAAGGGTGAGTGTGAGGACGATCAGTATCATATGCTTCTTTGTATACAGCTCTCCAATATCCTGGATTCTGTTTGCCTGAAGGAGAACTAGTGTTGCTGTAATTGTATGTAAAGCTGTTTGCTCTTGACCAAAAAGTAAAATCAGTATAATCTGGATCGCCTACTGCTCTGTTCCATTCTACAAAATCAGCCAACATGGCTTTGTCACGTGCATTTCTAGTATAACCTGTGTATCTAGATTCACCACCTATAAAGTCATGTATGTTTAAAATATCAACATCATAATTAATTTTTATATTGTTGTAAATTCTTTTTTCTAATTCAATTAAAAGGTCATCTCTGAAATCATTGTAAGCAACAAATATACTTCCATCATGTCCTTGTATAACTTTTGTAGGAGTTTGATAAGTGTTGTCTACAAATATTTCTGGTTTAAATTTAGGATACAAACCAAGTTTAGTTGGTGTTGGTGGAATATAACTTCCGTCTGTATTGTCGTATTCATATATTTCAATCAAGTCGTTAATGTTTTTAGTTTTTGTTATTGTAACAAATCCTGCAAACTCTGATTCAAATTTGTAATCAGTGCCATGTATTAACTGTACCCCATTGATATAAACGTTTACTGCCTTGTTAGTTAATTTTGTAAGATCAAAACTTGTAGCAAGTGGAAAATATTGTGTTGATGTGTTTTCAACTAAATGTTCTGACTTTTTAAAAGTTCCCACTCCAAGCATATCACTGAAGTAAAAAGGCATATCATTAGTCTTGTTTTCATTTAATTTTTGCATCACCTTGTCAAAATGAATTTTAGTTGCACCATCAAATCCTAAAGTAGTTGCTGTTTGTAAAAACATTTTTCTAAATTTACCATATTGTGATCTAGCATATCTCATTGCCAATATGATATTTGCTTGTTTGTTTGTGATGTGATAGTTTGCTAAATTAAAAGGTCCACTTGATTGTATAAACTTTGTTCCATAAGCAGACAAGTTTCCTAAATCACGTAAATTTCCTGTGCCTGGAAAAGTACCCGTAAAGTCTTCACGCATTTCAACAATGCTTGATACATGATCATTTACTTCACCAAGTGTAAACGATCCTATATTATTGTTAAGTGGATTTCTTTCTAAGTTACTTGCAATTTCATACACACCGTTTGCATTTTTCTGTGCATCACTTTTTGTTTTAATTACAAGTATGTCATCTTTTTTGAGATCTTTTACAAATCTTACAAATGCTGTTCCATTTAATCTATTGATTGTAAAGTCAGTGCCACTTTTCTTTGCTTTATTGTTTACATATATTCTAGTAAACAAATCATTTAAGTCACCGCTTCTATTATAAACATCTATGGCAAAATCATTTAGCTGTGTATCTACAACATAAATTCTTCGTACCAATTGTTTGCTGTCCTCATAACCTTTGATCCAACCAGATGCGTATGTGAATGTAGTTCTGTCTGTGTATCTTTTTAAAAGACCTACGTCTGTTTTTCCTGTAAGTGTAGCATTTAAATTTTGATATGTAAATGTGTCGTTGAGCAAATTAAAATCAAACACAATATCACCTGTGTTTACAAGAGCTCTGTATGTTAAAGGAAATCCTAATACAGCATCATTTGTGCCTGTGCCTTTCTTGTAACTGAATAATTTTGTCCCTGTAAAAGTTGAACTTGGATAAGTTGTTTTATCAGTAAAAGCATTTCCATTGACATCAAACAAATCAAAGGTTGGGCTTTGGTTTACAGAAGTCTTGTCTTGCCCTGCCAACCACTTGGTACCGTTGTAGTACCACATTTTTCCTTTGTATTCGTCACCTTGTTTAATTAACACACATTCATTTTCTAAAGGATTTGTGTCTGTTTCTTCAACTAAACTAATTTGTCTTACGTTGTTATGCGTAATAAATTTTACTTTAAAAATTTTACCTGCTACTCTAGTGTCTGGGTCTGCTGTAAACAAGATACGCATATTGTCGCCAACATCAACTCCATCAATGTTGTAACCTATGGAACCTTCTACTATACTAAACACATCATCTGTGAATGTGTCTAAAAGATCAACGTCTTTTTTTGCTTCGGTTCCAAAGTTAAAAAGTTTAATCTGTGATTCAAATTCTATAATTGGTCTTGCCGCTCTACCTGTTTGATTTATATCTGCAGGTTCGTCAAGTACTAATGCAACTGTTTCTAAAACAGATTTATGAAACCACTTGTTATATCTTGACCAAGGACTTCTGCTTGTTGCAGATCTGTTCTGTACAATATAATCATGTGTGTTTGCGTATGCACTTGCAGTACTAAATGGACTTCTATCAAAACCTTCTGAATCAAATGGATTAGCTCTGCTTGTTGAATAGGTTCCAGGGATCATTACTTCCTGTTCTGATATTAATTTAATTGCATCTCCTACACCTTCTACATACCAATTGCCTTCTGCATACTTGGCTGGTGTAACTGTGCCTTGGAAATCTACTTTCATACCATTTGACATTTCATAACCATTTGTCATCTTGTATGTTTTCTTGCCAACAATTTCTGCTTCTACATCTATTTCTGTATTTTCTTGCACATCATATACTTGTATCAATCCACTTGCATTAATGTCATTTCCGTTTACATAATATAATGTGTCTGGGGCAAGTAAATCAACTGTGAATTCAATTACGCCTACATCTGTTGTATGTGAACTATCACTTAATCCTTCGCTGTACAAATAATCATTGTCAAGTGTACGAGCAGTTCTAATTGACAAAGGCATACCCGGAGTGTTTACTTCAAACTTGTATGTCTGTCCTCTATATAATTTTAATGTTGGATTGTTTGTTTTTCCATCAGGTGTAAACACGTATGCTTTGTTATCCAAGTTGTCTATGCTTGTAACTTTGTATGTGCTTGTAATTCCTTTTGCTTGTCCTACCACAGGAATTGCTAATGGACCATTTGGTAACCAATAGTAATCTCTAAAATTGGTAAACTTATCCCAGTCTATATGAGGATTCCAAGAATAGTATTCTTGTTTAAAAGTTTTGCTGTCATCATCAACAGTACCATTGAATGCTTTTATTTGATTTTTTAAATCGTTGTAATCTTTATAAAAAGTTACATTGTTTAAATTATCTTTGATAACTGTTGCTGGTTCAAATTGATATTCTTCTCTTTCTGGACTTACATCAGGTACATAATTATCAGACGCCTTTCTTGCTGTTGCAATTCTTCTACCGTAGTAGGAACTGATTTTTTCAGCTACGCCTGGATTTAGTAATTGATCAAGTGTTGCACTTAAAAACTTTTTATTGTGTGCTGTGCGAAAATATTTAGGCAGATGTTCTGCACTAGTTCTTCTGTGCTGATCACTATTGCTTTGATCTCCTGCCGGTAATGGATATTCTTCTTGGTTAGCATTATAGGCCATTAGTATCCACTCCCAGAGCCGCCGCTATATCCACCACCTGAACCTGAACCACCTGATCCTCCAGAACCGCCAGAGCCACCTGAACCGCTTGATCCGGAGCCTGAACTAGAACTGCTAGAACTTGAAGTTGTTGTTCCTGATGAACCTGAACTATATGAACTTGCAACTGAACCTGATGAATAAGTTGTACCGCTTGTTACACCGGTTGTTCCACTTGCTGATGTAGTAACAACGTTGCCTGATGCTTTTAATTTACTTGCTGTAATGGCATCAATAATAGCAACATCATCTACAGTAGCACCACTTATAAAAATTTCATCTGCTTCTGATTTGATCTCATATAAACTTCCAAATGCTTGACTTTCTTGCTTTGGAACAATTACTAGATTTACAAGATCAGGCGCTGTTTTGTTCATAACGTAAGTAGCCATCTCTGAGAAATGAAAAGTATCACCAAAATCCCAATTTTCTAAAGCAAAATATTCATTCATTGCAGATACAACTCTTGCTTTTATGTCGTTGTCATTTACAACTTGATCTGGATTTTTAACAATCTTAATACTTGCCTGTAATCGAGCATCTGCTTTTGCTCCAAATAATACTTTGTACTTGACTGGATGATATATTACATCATCACTAATAGATTTAATTTTGCTTATTGCTGATCCATAGTTGTTAAACAAATTATCACTGCTAGGTGGTAAAGGCAAACTATCCAATGTACCGTCAAGGTATTTTCTAAAGTTTGTGTCATAAGTTCTTGTTAACAAGTACGTGTCAACAATGTTACTTGAACTTGGATCTATTCTGCTGTCATCGTCTGCAGAATGTATGTAATGAAATTTAAGTCCTGCTCTACCTACGTATGCTTTGTAGTCAGTTGTTAAAGCCAATGATGCACTAGTTTTACTGTAGATTTTAAATACTGCTTCTGTTACAAGATAAAACACTTGTCCGTCATCGTATTGACTTAACGCACCAACAAAACTTTCATTTTGTTTTACAAGAACTGTGCTTGTGGCGTTGTCCATGTATTTGTAATCTTCAATACCATCACTTGTTGTGTATTTTTTAAGAAATACATATTTTGTTAATGGATTAGTTGTTTCATCAACTAGTGTTACAAAAGTTTCTGGATCATCAACTACACCATCATCATCTGAATCAAAAAATGTTATTTCAACTTTTTTACTGTCTATGTATCCGTCACCGTCTCTATATTCTGCAGAAACTTCCCAAGGATAATCTACATTGAAAGGTGATGTTGAATCTGGTTGCGTGTTTATGTTTAACACTTTAATTTTATCTTTTATAATTTGTCCTGTTCTATTATCATAAATTTTTTGTGTGCTATCATAATAGAATCTTATTTCTTCATTACTTTCAAAAATATATCTTTGTCCTCTGGTTGTGATAGTATATTTTTCTCCGTCTGTTTCAAATAATAGTAACCAACTTGCATCTAATTGCTGATCTGTAACATCACCTGTTTTACCTGTGCTAAATGCACTTGATATATCTAGGTTGTTTTCAGTAATCATTCTCCACTGTCTTAAGTTACTGTCATATCTTAATCCAAAAGTTTTGTAAGCAAATATTTGATCCGTCATTTGTGATTGTACATCTGCTAATAAATTTTTACTGAATTTTGGTTTAAGTTCTGACAAAATAGCATTAGAATCTACTAGATCATTTAACACAATAGGTCCTGATCCATCTGCATTGTCAGTTCTGCCGTCACCAGTGACACTTACAACTTTTACCCATTTATAAGTAATTGCATTTTTATGGTTAGGCAATCCTTGCATTAGTTTGTGTGAATTATCTGCCATAAAGTGAAAACCTGTTGGAGCAGTAAATTTTAACAATGTTCCTGCTTCAATAAATTTTAATGCACTTGCAGTAAAACTTCCTACTTGTAAAGCTGTGCTGTTAGAGTCAACAAATTTACCTGTTGACATATTTGTTTTAGTTGTTGATCCTGACCATTTAGCACCCAAGTCTGCAACAAGTGTTTTTGCAAAATTTGTAAGATAATAATTTACCATTGACTTTTTACTCAACAATGGTGTTACAGTATTTGCAATAGTGCCTTGGATATCTGTTTTAGTTACAAAAGTAAAACTAGTTTTTTCTGTGAAACTGTCTTTGTACAATACACCGTCATCACCATACAAGTTTGTGCTTGAATATTTTCCTGTTGCATCTAATAAATCATAATATCTTGATATACCAGAACTTGTTCTGTTTACACTTTTTACTTTAATAATTTCTTGACTTATGCTTAATGGACTTACTTGATAATCCTCACCAGTAACCATTCTGTTTTGTGTGTAATAAGTTGCAGGTGCATTTTCTCTAATACTTGCATTACTTTCAGATATTGTTGCGTTGTCTACTGTGTATTTTAATTCTAGTGATAAACTTAATGACTCACTGTTTCCTGCTTTAGATGTGTAAGGAATGTTAATACTAATTGCAACTAGATCTGATGGATTAATATTGTATTGATCATTTAGTGATGTTCTGTAATAAGTTCTAAAAGATCCTTGTGGTAAGTTACCAAATGTTCCGTCACTAAAAATTAAATCAACTGCATCTTGTGTTTTACTTAATACGCCATAAATGTTTCTAACACTTTTACGCAAACTATTGTAAACAATATTGTTACCTTCAATAGCATCAACCTTTGTCCACAGTTGATCCTCAGCACCAATTGAATTTAATTTGTAAAGCCAAATGTCTGTGTTATTAATATTTGTTGCTTCTAAACCTACAGTTTGATTTGTGCTTGGATTATCAATAGTAAATGTTCCTGTGTCAAGTACACCTTGTCTGAAATGTGCAAAATATCCTGAGTTAGAACTGCCAGGTCCTCTGCCGTCATCTCTGTACAAGAATCCTAAACTGTTTCCTGGCAATGGTGCTTCTTCAGAAATAACACCATCGTTAACATCTGTTGACACAACTTGAAACTGCATATTCTTTCCATCAACATTTTTACTAAATGTGTAAACTGGCACATCTGAATTACTTGCATCAAATCTATATTGGAATGTGGGTACACCTTCAACATTGTCTTTCTTGATAGGTTTACCTACTATACTGTTTGTTGGTAAAGCCGCATTCAGTACTTTTTCAAATTGTTCACGCCAGTTTGTGTTTGCAGGATCGTTCCATAAAACTGTTTGGTTTGCTAGATTAGTTCCATTGCTGTCAACAATATCTTCTGTTGTTGCAATAGATTCAAACTTTAGCAATCCGTTTGCTGTTTGATTTCTCTTTGGATTGTAAGAAAGAAGTCTAGCTAAACGCAGTATTGATTCTCTACGTTCAGCTAACTCTAAAAAGTTTTCTCTTGCATTTAAGTCAATTCTAAATGAAATGTTTTGACCGAGGAAAGCAATAAGATCAATTAATGCTAGATACTCACTTGATTCGATGTAATCGTTAAAATCTTCTGGATAATTTTGTCGCAAATAGTTGATCATTGTTCTACGCAGATTGTCAAAATCATATGACTTGAAGTCTGCGTTTCTAAATGACTGATAGACCTTTTTCCAGTCTTCAGCTAACAATAATCTGTTTTGTCTATTTGTCGATGACATTTGCTTTCCTTATTATAACTATTTATTTTAATCCATTAAGTGTGTACTTAATACTGTCCCGACTCTTCATCGAATTTAAGCCTCAAACGTTCGGAAATATTGTATGGTAGATATGTCAAATCCACGTCTACTAATATTCCACTTTCGTAACTATCACACTCTATGGAGTTTACAACAACACGTGGGTCGCTGTTTACTATATCACTTACATTTTTGGCTATTGCTTCTTTCATATCTTCTGTAAGTGGCTCATATATGGCGTCCCAAATAATTGTTCCAAATTCTGGATTCATCAGCTTTTCACCTTGTTTTATGTGAAAACTGTTGATAATATCTTGTTTGATCAACGAAATATCAAATAATGACTTGCTGTTGTTATCAGGGTTGACTGTGCTTATACCTTTGTATGCACGATTGGTTGTGCTAGGTTGCTTGTTCTTACCTGATGGAACTGTAATTTTTTTGTATAACTCTGCCATATCAATATTTACCTATGCGGAAAACTCCTTTTTAAACACATCTGGAGTCGTTGGTGTTGGCAACGGATTTGTTACAGTTGTTACTAAATCTCTATCAGTAACAGCAATCTTAAATGCCAACGGATTTAAATTTTCATGATGGTTCCAAGGTTCAGCTTGTGGCGACCTTTGTGAAAGAATACCAAGGGTCGTATGACCCGGTACGCGGTGCGTAGACAGAGCGGACGCGACAGCGGCCGTAGCCGCCTGCGGTCCATTCATATGGATTTCGGAAGCGGTTTCTGTATGGTTGCCTCCGCTGAGTATATCAGTTGTGGATCCAGCAGTGAGTTTGTTTGCTCCGCCTGTGTTAACATCAAAGTCTGAGGTTGTTGTGATCTTTGTGCTACCGCCTACCAATATGTTCGTGTTCTTGCTTGATTCTATCTGCACCCTGCCCTTGTTGATCTTGTCGCCAACATAATTGCCTGATGCTTTGATGCTGAGATTGGCACCTGCTTCTATTGTGATGTTTCTGTCTGCGGTAAAATTAAAATCATTTTTTGTGTGCATACTGATTGAATCTTCTGCAAATATATCAATCTTGCCATCTGAAGTTAATTCTATCCAAGCAGTTCCTCTGCTGTTGCCAATGTATATTAGGTCTTCTGTGTTGTGCAACAGTATTTGGTGTCCTGTACGTGTACGCAAACGCACCAACTCGTTGTGTGGTCTTGTGACATCACCATCTGTTTCTCCCAGGTTAACATTTGCATAATCTGGTGATTCTTCACTTGGAGATTTTTTTCTTAAAAATTTATCGTTACCATCATCAAAGACCAAACTGGTTCCGCCCAATCTTGCTTTGAATATGTTGTTGAAGTTTTCATTTGTTCCTACTCTGACCTTGGGTGATCCTGATGTTTTGTCAATAGGTCCTGGAGTTGATAATCCAAACACAGCACTAGGAACTTCACGCCTTGCACTTGAACTGGTAATACCACGTGTTTCATCTTCCAACAATCCTTGTGATTGCAACATTTCTGTGATTAATTTTTGATAAGGCTTTTTAAATTTTGTTGGATCAATGCCAGTGCCTGTTTCAATTTGTTTGTTGTATTCAGTGACTGGTAGCTTTTTGCCCTTGAGATCGTCTGGTGTGCCGTCAGTGGTAAACGTTGATGCCGCATGATCCGGAACTGAATGGTTCATGAACTTGTCGTTCACACAACCTAACCAGTAACACAGATTAGGATTTCCTTCTGCAAAAATTACCAACACCTTGGTGCCCACATCAGGTGGCACAAACCACATACCATAACTTTGTTGACCGTCCTTGTATGTGTCATTCTTGGTGCTACCAAATGATGGAGTCTGTCCAGCAAAAGGTGATAGGTATCTTGCGATGTAAACCTGTCCTTCAGCAAACGCAACGTTACCGCTGGTATTTGTTTTAAGCAGTTGTACTGTCAATGCACCTTGATACTCTGGATCAAGATTGTTTATTACCCTTGCTTCATACGGTCCAGGTTTTGCAACAGGATTGGTAAACTTGGAATTCCTATCTATGTTGGTATTCTTTTGTGGTAAATCAGACATTACGTTATAGTTCCCCCTGATAGAAATACAGGTTTGGTGCTGGAACCACCTTCGTTGACGTCACCTGGTTTGTTGTTTTCCTTTGTAGAATCCTTTTGCTCCAAGCCACCTTGGTTGTCTGCTGAGTCAGGTTGATCATTGCGGTCTTCACCTGTTTGATTGATCTGTCTAAGTATCTCAAGTGTCTGCGTAAACTGTCCTTCACTAAAATCATGTTCTACTTTAGTTACCCTATACAAGCCACTGAATTGGGGAACTTTGGCTGATGCTTCTCCTACCATACCACCCTCCAACAATCCTCTGTTGCTGTAATCATAAGGTGTTCTAAAGTTCAACTGTATGTAAACAAAACTTCGCACGTAATCCATTGTGCCGTCCTTGTCATTGAACATTATTGCACTGGCTTCTGATTGGTAGTTGCCCATGCCACTGTCAGAAAGGAACCAAGGATCTCCCATTATCTTAAGTCTACATCTAACCAAATCTACATTTGAATTGATCAATGCTTGATGAAATTCCCTAGCAATGATGTCCTTGGTTGATGCATCAGTGCCACGCATACCAGTTGTGATCATAGGTATGTCACTGTCCTGTACACTCTTGATAGGAAATACTCTTTCTTCTGCTGTTTCTTCCTTACCGTCTTTTTGTGCCAACGTGGTTGACTCTGCATTTTGATTGTTGGTTGCACTATTACCATCACCTTCCTGTTGGTCTGGAGTATCCTTACCTTTGGTTAATGGCACGTTTGTTAAAAATCTTGTGTTGTATCTTATATCAAATTCTAAAACGTCTTTGTTTCTTCCTGTGTACAAATAATTGTAAACCTTGGACAGCTCTCTGCGTATTTTTGTTGTTCCTTTTGATGTTGTTGTCGGTGATTGCCAAATACTGCTATGCACCTTGAAAGGTATTACTTGGAACACATATATTCTAGGCTGTCTACCTTTTTTATTTGCAGTTGATTCAATTGGCACCATGTACATCTTTGTTTGTATGGTAAACCAATCTCTAAATCCTGCATCATCGGTTGGTCTATTTGTTACACCTTTGCCCCATTCACTGGACACAACCATTTCTTCAATGATTTGATTTACCTTTGTACCTTTTTCAAACTTGAATGCTCTCTTATCTTGTGGTATTGTAATTGCACCTTGTTCAAATACATTTTTTTCAGCATCGTAACTTGCAAAGTAGTTGCCTGGACGCACTCCGCCTTTGCCTAATTTGTCTGAAAGCAATAATCCTTTGCCTATTTCATTTATGTTTTCTTGTTTAAGTGTGTTTGCCTTTAGGGCATCTGATGTTTTAGATCTTTTAACAGCAAAACCTGTTACGTTTTTGACCCATGTTTCATAGTCTACTTCTCTGACACTTGTTGTTTCGCCATATCGTGATGCATATTCTTTTTCAGGATCATAAGTTGCTTGTCCTTCTGCTTCTCCTGAAATGTCACCCCTAAATTTTTTACTTGCAAGATCTTTTGCTTTAGGAAATAATATAATGTATTCGTCTGAAAATGTTCCTTCTTCTTTTGATTCTCTTGCCAACAATGCACTATTAATAACTCTTGTCAAACTTTGTGATCCACTTTGTAACGCTTCTTCAACAGTACCGCCAATAATCGTAATATCTTGTTTGATAGTTTGTACTGAGTCAGCATTGGTTCCCATTGATGTTGATATTGCAGGACATTCGTAAACTGTACCACCTTGGTCAACTGTCATGTTTGATTGACTCAACAATATAGGAAAGAATCTTTTGCCAGCTCTTTCAATTCTGTCATCATCTGTGTGTCCTATAAATTCACACATCAAACAGAAAGGTGCTCCAATGTAACTTGGATATCCTGCCTGCATGGCCGCTATTTGGATCAGTTCTAAAAACTGCCCCATACTGTAAGGCTCTTTGACTGTAAAATTAAAATTATGTACAGGTGGCATTCTAGTAGGTCCACTTGATCCTATAACGGATTTAATGTTTACATCTTCAATATAATATTCTACTTTTCCGCCTTGCCTTTCTAATCTTGTTTTAGGACGTCTTTCACTTTGATAATTTTGTATTCCACCAGCACCTCTGATAACAACTGTTTGTGGTTCACTTGTCATGTAGGTGTTGTCTGGATCTTCCATTTCTTTGTGATTCAATACAAACATTGACCATACCGTGTTGAAAGATCTGTATTTGTGCAACACGTTTGGTTGCAAATTAACATTGTCAGGTTTGTAATCTCTGTTTTTAAAATAACTGTTTTCGTAGTCTATAGGATCTAGTTCTATGTCTTGATCGGCTCCAGTCTTGACAGTTTTCTTTTGTATGAAATCAGAATTGGGTTTTGACTCTCCTGCAAAATTTGTAGCACTATTGTTAATGACATCAACATTAACAGTTGCTGATCCGCCTAATTCTTCTGTTTGAAATATTTCGTTTTTGGTTACGTCTAGTGCCTCGTTCATGACACTACCAATTGACTGTCCAGAATTTAGTTTACGTTCTATTTCGCTTTCTAACTTACCGGCTCTATCTAGGTCAACTATAATTCTAGTACTCATAGTCTATACTCCTAGTATATCTTTTAATGTAGCCCCTTTTGGAACATAAATTTTAGATCCTGATTTAAAATCATATATTGGATCTTCCATTGTGTCCATGTTACGTTGACAGAAAACCCACCATAGGTTTGGATTGCCATAGATGTCATAAGCAAACAAGTCTGGACGTTGATGATACTGAGGTTCTATTTGATACACCACATCATCACTTCCGGCAGGTACCGGTCTAATTCTAAAATTGCTTAGATATTCCTTTGTATCGTTGTAGGGTGTTCTGAAGTAAGGACTTGATTGACTGTAAGTAGGCATTAAATAAATCCTCCACCTTCAGATATGTATCCACCGTTCACATATTTGTTTAAGCTGAACTGTGCAATTTCGTTTCTTGAGTAAACTGGTTGTACAGTTACAGTAATCAAAGATTGTGTAGGTGCCCAACCTGTCATTAGTTTTCCACCTGTTGCATAAGTTTCTGTGTATCTTCCTTGTGGCCCAACTGGTCTTGTTTGATTCTGTCCTGTTTGAAATCCTGTTGCTATGTAATCAACATCTTGTGGTAAGTCTGTTGTAAACTGTGTTACTATTACAGGCACATTGTTGAATATGTGATCACCATATCCATTTAGTTTTGCCACAGGCGGTGGAGCACCAATTGTAGTTGCTTCGCCACCAAAGTACATTTTTGACATACTTCTTAAGTAATGAAGTGCCGCCACCCAATATTGTGCTTCTAATCCATTCTGTACAAAAAAGTCACCTGTTATAACCAACTGATCCACTTGTGAGTTTTGATAAGCATAATAAGGATAATTAGTATGTGTAGGTGCAATAGCATTGTAGTTCGCACTATGCGACACAATTATTGAAGGTGTATATGGAAAACACAAACCGCCAGTCTGTCTTAAAGGTTGTAACAAGGCAGATGACTTAAATGGCTCAACATCAGGAATACTTAATTTGACTCTCCAATCTTGTTCAGTTGATTTTTTGAAACCTGCTGGTGCGGATTCTTTAACACGTTTAACACCGCTTATTCCATCTACAGGAGCATTTTTACTTCGTATGCTTTTTGCTAAATTTTTAGGATCCATAAAGTCCCTAACACCTTGTGGGACTTTAAACTTACTGCCAAAAAAACTACTGCCTGTAGGATCAGAACCGTCAACTGGATTTGACTTTGATATATCAAATTCATTGGCACGTTCCGCATCTGTGAAACCATCAGCTCGAACAATATTTCTGTTTGATATGATTCCGTTTCTAAATGTAGTCATTTTGGCTAACTCCTTACATATATTTAGTTGACAAAGTTAAGTACGTAGTTTATAATAATATTTATTTGCTTAAGACATCCCCGTCTATAACTCGGAAAGTTTGGAGAATAACATGAAGAGAATTAATTATCTCAATAATAGAGATATACTGGCGGAGATACATAAGTCAAAAAACACGTTTTGTAGTTATACAGACGATGATTTCGCCCAATATGATATAATTTTACCTAGTATTGAAAAGGTTAACATAAGAACCATAGCAGATGCCAAAAGAAGCCGTGCAAAACGCATGAGTTTGGCGGATTATGAGAAAAGAAAAGCAGATGGTGAACGTGTCAAGCAGGCAGATTGCGCCGTAGACTACAGAAAAATAGCAAAAACTGACGTTGTTTTCCGAATTATGACCTATGATCATATTCCAGAAGAAAAAGGTAGAAAGAAAAATCCTAAAAACGTAGCAGACACAAAGACAAAATTAAACTTTCCCCCATTCCAACATTACAAGTTTGATGACAACGACAAGTTGGTGTGTGTAGGCAAAAGCCATTGGGAAGGCGGAATGGAGAACGGCAGTTTCAACAAGGCTCACGGCATGGCAACCAACAAACTTGCTATGATGTGGATGAAACTATGTGAACGATATGCAACAAGAGGTAATGTAAGAGGTTATACTTACAACGATGAAATGAAAGGACAAGCTATTCTACAACTTACACAGATTGGTTTGCAATTTGATGAATCAAAGTCAAACAATCCTTTTGCATATTACACAGCCGCAGTGACTAATTCGTTTGTAAGAATTATTAATATTGAAAAACGTAACCAGAACATACGTGATGACATATTAGAAATGAATCACATGAATCCATCTTTTACAAGACAGAACCAAGGTGTTTGGGAACGTCAAGCAAAAGAGGCATACAACGAGGACAAAAAAGATTAATGTTTAAGAAAGCGGCAGTATTTACAGACATTCACTTTGGACTGAAGTCTAATTCTAAGGTCCATAATGATGACTGTGAAGAATTTGTTGATTGGTATATAGAACAAGCAAAAGAAAACGGTTGCGAAACTGGTATCTTCTGTGGTGACTGGCATCACAATAGAAACAGTTTAAATATGCTCACCATGGACGCAACCATAAGAAGTCTTGAAAAACTTGGAAAAGCATTTGAAAAGTTTTACTTCTTTCCTGGCAACCACGACTTGTATTACAAAGACAAGAGAGATATCAACTCAATTGACTTTGCAAGGCATATCCCAGGCATCACTATGGTCAATGAGATGATGACCGAAGGCGATGTTACTTTAATCCCATGGCTAGTTGGCGATGAATGGAAGAAAATTCCTAAAATAAAAAGCAAATACATATTTGGACACTTCGAACTTCCAAACTTTTATATGAATGCTATGGTTCAGATGCCTGACACAGGCGAACTACAAGCTGATCATTTTAAAAATCAAGAATACGTGTTCAGTGGACACTTCCATAAACGCCAAGTCAAGGGACCTATTCATTACATTGGTAACGCATTGCCACACAATTACGCTGATGCCTGGGATGATGAACGTGGTATGATGGTGTTGGAACATGGTGGAGAACCACAATACATCAACTGGTGGAACTGTCCTAAGTATAGAACTGTGAAACTATCAAGACTGCTTGATGAAAAAGAAACATTGTTAAAAAGCAAGATGTATTTGAGAGTAACACTTGACTTGCCTATTAGTTATGAAGAAGCAAACTTTATAAAAGAAACATTTATCAATCAATACAAGTGTAGAGAGATATCACTAATACCAAATACACAGGAAGAAGAAATTAATTCAGACATAGACATTACAAAATTTGAAAGTGTTGATGAAATAGTGGCAAAAGAAATAGAAGCAATAGAGTCAGAACAGTTTAACAAAAGCAAACTGCTACAGATATACAGAGATTTGAACAAAGATGATTAGAATACAGGACTTAACAGTTAAGAATTTTATGAGTGTAGGTAACACTACACAGGCAGTCGACTTCAACAAGCAACAACTTACATTGGTGTTAGGTGAGAACTTGGACCAAGGTGGTGATGACAGTGGGTCAAGAAACGGTACAGGTAAGACCACAATCATCAATGCACTGAGTTATGCGTTATATGGACAGGCACTAACCAACATAAGACGTGATAACTTGGTCAATAAAACAAACAACAAAGGTATGTTGGTGACACTTGCCTTTCAAAAAGGTGGTAAAGAATACAGAATAGAAAGAGGACGTAAACCTAACACACTTAAATTTTACATAGATCAGAAAGAACAAGAACTTACAGATGAAAGTCAAGGTGATTCACGTAAAACGCAAGAGGATATTAATGACTTGTTAGGTATGAGTCATGATATGTTCAAGCATATTGTGGCACTTAACACTTACACAGAGCCTTTCTTAGCACTAAAGCCCAATGATCAACGTGCTATAATAGAACAACTACTTGGTATTACAATACTTTCTGAAAAAGCTGACTTGTTAAGAGAAGCAACAAAGATTACCAGAGATAGACTCACTGAAGAAAACGCAAAAATACAAGCAATCACAAACAGCAACGATAAGATCAAAGAAAACATTGACAGATTGCACAGCAGGAAGAAGGCTTGGATTGCACAAAACAAACAAGACAGAGATAAACTAGACAAAGCCATACGTGAACTTGAACAACTTGACATTGACAGTGAACTTGAAGATCATGAAAAACTAAAAACATGGACTGAAGATAGCAAACATCTTGCAAACTTAACAAAAGAACGTGCTACTGTTGAACGTGCATTAGAACAAGCAGATAATAACGTAAACAAACTAGGTAAAGAGCTTGATGAACTTGAAACTGCCAAGTGTTATGCTTGTGGACAAGAACTGCACGATGACAAACTTGAAGAAATGAAGGACAAGTTACAAAAGGATTATGGTGATGCAACTGTCTATCAATTAAGCATGGCAGAAAAAATGCAAAAAGTTGAAAAACTAATTGAGGAAATTGGCACATTAGATTCTAAGCCAAACACATTTTATGAAACTGCCAAAGAAGCATATCAACACAGAAGTAATGTTGACAGTTTGAAACAAAGTCTCAAAGATAAAACAGATGAACTGGATCCATACTCCGAACAAATTGATGATTTAGAAAAAACTGCAATACAAGAAATCAATTGGGACACAGTTAACGAACTTACTGATACAAAAGAACATCAAGACTTCTTGTATAAACTATTAACCAACAAAGATTCGTTTATTAGAAAGAAAATTATTGATCAAAATCTTGCATACTTGAATAATAGACTTACACATTATTTGGATAGGCTACAACTGCCACACTCTGTTGTGTTTAAAAATGACTTATCTGTAGAAATTACACAGCTAGGACAGGATTTAGACTTTGACAACTTATCAAGAGGTGAAAGAAACAGACTTATACTAGGATTAAGTTGGGCATTTAGAGATGTATGGGAAAGTTTATATCAAAACATCAATTTACTGTTTATTGATGAGCTTGTTGATAGTGGTATGGATGCAAATGGTGTAGAAAATGCCATTGGTGTATTGAAGAAAATGGGTAGAGAACGACAGAAGAACATTTATCTGATATCGCACAAAGAAGAATTAGCAAGTCGTGTTACAAACGTGTTGAAAGTAATCAAAGAAAATGGATTTACTTCATATGATAATGATGTAGAGGTAATGACATAATGGATGATACACACGACAAACTAACAAAAGCATATCTTGAGTATTACAAAGCCAACGAAGCATGGGAAATACGCAAGAGTGAACGCACAAAACGTTCAGCAAGAAAATGGTTGAGTGAAATACGTAGCTTGGCCACAAACCGCAGAAAAGAAATAATAGAAGAATACAAAGCCAAAAAAGACGATCCAGAAAAAGATTAAGAGTAAGTATCTTAATAATGCACTGGACATATCAAGACAAAATCGTAGAATCATTACCTGAAGACTGTGAAGCATTTGTGTATCTTATCACAAATACAACCAATGGTATGAAATATGTCGGTAAAAAACTAGCAAAATTCAGAAAGACAAGGCCACCTCTTAAAGGCAAGATAAACAAACGTAGAAGCAAAGTTGAAAGTGACTGGAGAGACTACTGGGGATCATCAGATCACTTGCAATCAGACGTAGAAAAATTAGGCACAGATAAATTTACCAGAGAAATATTACATTATTGTCCAAGCAGAGGCGTAGCAAGTTATCTAGAGGCTAGGGAACAGTTTGAACGCAGAGTGTTAGAAACAGATGAATACTACAATGGCATTATAAACGTGAGAGTAGGCGGATCTAAATTACTTAAAGAAGCACTCAAAGGCAAATAACAAATTCTATATAGCAACATTGTTTGGTCGGGATAGCTCGACTCACCTTGAGGTCATACGGATCTTATGACTAGAACTGGTGCGTTGCAAGGTTAATACTAACTTAGGTATTAAAAGATCGTGGCTCTGAGAAAAAGCAACCACAACGTTAACACATTTTGCTTAACTAGGGTGTGTTAGTGTTCCGTAACTTATGCGAAGGCTGAAGTAGGGGGTTGACGGGTTACCGCCTCCACGCAGAAATGCAATCTTCTTAGTTAAGATGGTAAGCTCATCTTACATGATGGCAACATATCTTTGCCCGGAGACGGGCGAAGTATGGCTCAACTATCTACATGATAGCAGTTGCTTCGCAACTTATCATATACAATATAATGTGTTGAGCGACAGCGATAACACAGATGAGCTTTAGCTCATCTACTAATGCAATTCGGGATTACGTCCAAGTCGAAATGCATCTTTATCATAAACAACAATCTCCTTGACTTCGTAACTTTTGCCAGGATTACAATCGATCAGTGTTTGTATGACGGAAAACGCTTCTCCATCAGAATCACACTGAATAACGATCTTGTCGTCGCCGCACTCTACGATATTATATTTCGTCGATGGCATAAGAGTATTTAGAGTATATAGATGATCAATTATGTATAAATATAAAGTAACAGGAGAGTAAACCATGAAAATAACGCAAATAACAAGCACAGATGCAGTTAACGAAGCTCCTGGTGGTAGTGCATTAGGTAACATAGCACGTAAAGTAGGCGCAAAAGTGGCTGGCGCCGTTGGTGCCAAAGGCACCGCCGCTGGAATGACTGGAAAAGTTGACGCAAACAAACGTGCCAAAGAAATATTCACACAATATCGTCAGTATATGGGACAAACGGGTGGCAATCCTAAAGCACCATCTGTAAACGCCTTACAGGACTTTATGCAAAAGCAAGGTCTTTCTACCACAAGACTTAAAGGAATGCAAGGACAAATAACTCCAAAACAGGTCGATGATATTTTACAAAAAACTGCACAGGATACATTCAAAGGTGATCTTGGCAAAGCACAGGCAGGAACTGATGATGAAGCACCGCAAACACTAGGACAAAAATTTGGTGGTGGCGATAAGCCAGCAGGCGGTACAGCTCAAGCAGATGCTCCAGCAAGTGGCGGAGCTCAAGGTGGTGCAGGAGGGATTCCGGCAAACATACAAAAGGCAATCGACAGCTTGAATCCAAAACAAAAGCAAGAACTTGTAAAATTATTGTAAGGAAGTGAAATGCAACTAGGCGAAGTTACATCATATAATTTAAAATCACAAACAATACTTGCAGAAGGTTGGCAAGAGCTTACTGAAGCACAACGCATTTACATTGGTAAATGGGAAAGAGATGTTTGGCCATTAGTTGAAAACATTAACACATTATTTGAAGCAGAACTTACTGACAAACAGATTGACGGTATCTTTACCAATGCAGAACAAGTTGCTGTACAAAGCGGTGACAACAAAACTGCACTAGGTAAAGCCGGAAAAGTTGTTGGCGACCAAGCAAAGAAATTACAAGCACAGATTGATCAATTATTAAAGGCGGCACAGAACAGTGGTCCTGTCAAAAACTTTGACGCACAGTTTGAAAAACTTAAAGCAGAATTAAAAAATAAACTCCAAGGCAATCCAATGGGTCAAAAGATCCTCAAGGTTGTTGACGGTTATGGTGGCTTTGCAAAAGAAAATCCTGCCAAGGCGGCATTCGTAATTGGTGCAATGACTTCAGTACTTGCTTTTGCAAGTGGAGGTATTGTTTCAGGTGCGGCAATTGGTTTCTTTTTAAAACTTGCAAGTAACACATTGAAAGGTGATCAACTTTCAACAGCAGTTGCTAAATCCGTAAAAGGCGCGGCAATTGGTGCGGCGGCAGGTGCATTAGGAGATGCTTTAGACAAGTTGTTACCAGCAGAAGTGACAAACACATTTATTAATGACGCATCAGGTGAAATTGATATTTCACAACTAGACGGTATGGATGCAACAAGCATGGCTGACCTAGATGCTGAATCGGCCAAAGAACTTATACAAACAAGAAGTGCAATGGAAGAATTGGTTGCACGAGGTAACCTTGATGCTGATGCAGAAGAAATTTTACAAAAACAACTTGATCAGGTAAATGATAAGATACGTGAAATAGGTGACGGTGCATCAATAAATGATACTGTTGATGCTATGCAAGATGAATTTGGTATCAAAGGTACAGATGTTGACCTACAAAAAACAACCACAACATCAGATCAAGACACCGACGGAGTAACAACCACAGAAGTTGTTGCTGAGCTTGATGCAGAACAATTAAATGACGCAGGAATAAATTCAGCAGACTATCCAGACAATCAATGGATTACTGACAACACACAAAAGTTGTTGGATGCTGGTTTAACGGAAGAACAAGTTGAAGCATTACAAAATGCACAAGGATTTAACAGAGCATTAGACCAAAGAGAATTCTTAGGCTTGAAAATATCTGCTTCAGATTCAATTATCACTGGAGACAGCATAGACGTTGAAGGTGTGCCAGATGATATCAGCGTTGGACAAGTATTCAAATCAACAGTCAGTAAAACATTACCAGACGGAACTGAATACACTGGATTAGTTGACACAATGATTGAAGGTGTTGATGCAGACGGAAATCCTGTGTATCAAATCAAAAGTGTTTTTGTAAATCCAAGCCCATTCACAGAAGAACTAGATGCGGCTTTAGAAAATTTACCTGAGGATTTAAGAAAAGATTTATACGATCAAGTATTCAAAAGAACAGTTTCAGGTTCAATGGAAGAAATTGTTGACAACTCAGCGGCCAACATTGTAAAAGCCGCGGCGGCAGTTGCACTAGGTGGTGCATTGGCAGGCATGGAAGTTAAAAAAGACGATGACAAAAAAGCTGATGCAAAAGAAGAATCCATAGACATAGAAAAATACAACAGCCTAGTTGAAGACTATAATGAATTTTTAGAAGACAATCTTGAAGAAGGTCCAGTACTAGACAAAATGAAAGCACTTGCAAAAGCAGGAGCCAACAAGGTCGGTGATGCTATGGACAAAGCAGGAGAAAAAGTTTCAGGTGCTGTAGGTAAAGCCGCAGGTGCAGTAAAAAGCGGAGCAAAACAATTAGCCAACAAAGTTACAAAAGAAAAATTAATGAAGATGTGGACCAAGATGGGCAAACCAACAGACATGGGATCCATTGTAAACATTTTATCAGACGCAGGATTATCAGATGAATCTATTGGCACAGTAGCAACAAACACAAAAATACCTTTGAAACCACAAGCAAAACCAGACGCAGGTGAAGATGATCCTGAAGCACCAACACCAGGTGGAGCAACAGCTAAACCAGGTGAAGAACCTAAGGCAACTGATGCAACTGCCAAACCCGTTGATGCAAACAAGGACGGCAAAGACGACAAGACAGGCAAAGTTATACAAATGCCTGGAACTAAACCAGCAGACGGTGTTGACGCTCCTAAGAGTGGCATAGGTAAAGCAATTGGTGATAAACAACCTAAGGTACCAGGCACAGCAGGTAAAACAGCAATAGGTGACAAACAACCTAAAGCACCTGGCACAGCTGGACAAAAAGGTTCAGCACCAGCAGTTGATGTTGACATACCAGGACTAGCTGATCAAATCAAGAAAGCCGGCATAGAGGATCAAGTCAAAAAACAAATTAATCAACCTCCTAAAGCAGGAGCAAGTGCAGGCAGTGGAAAAGATCTGGGAGCTGGAATGCAGGTTGATATTCCTACATTAGCAAGTCAAATTAGCGATGCTGGATTACAAAAAGCCGTTAAGGCACAACTCACACAAAAACAAGTAGCTTAAAAGAAAGGCATACTTGTCTTTTTAGCAACCTCAAGGTTTGCTTTGACAAGTTTTGCAAATATTTCTCTATCTTCAGGACCACACGCATACATTTCGTCAAGAGTCACTCCACCCCTCATATACCATACTAATTGTGCAAGGTCATACTTGAAGTTTTTTGTCTCTTTATCTAGTGCGTCAACTTCTTTTAGGATCTCTTCGAGAGACTTACTTAAGATCCTTATGCGAAAAAATTTGACTGATCAAAAGTAATTGGAACTTCGAACGTTTCAGGAGCACCTGCTTCACGTTCTTCTTCAGTTGTTTCTATCTTGAAAGGTTTAGTATCAAACTTTTGTTTCTGTGCTGACAAATGATCAACAACAGAAGTAAAGAAAGTTTTATCACCTTTGGCAATAAATTCAGCAATATGATCTTTATCCGCAACCACTGTATCACCAACTTGTATTTGTGTGATAGAATTAGTTACCATATCAATAGTAATGTTTGTAAGTTTATTAAACGACTGTGCAAACATTTCAAGTTTTTCTGTATCTGATATTGTTTGATCATTTACAACTGTATTGATTCTTTGTTCTTCAAAAGTCTTGATAGCTGTTCTTGTAAACTCTCTGTATGTTTGAGGTCTTACTGTGATAGACATCTCGTCAACTTTTAACAATGAGTCATAAGTTACATTTTGATATTTGTCTAACAGCATTCTTAAATCAAGATCAAATGCTCTATCTGTACCAGCACCTGGTACCTTAGTTTTGATTTCTAGTTTTTCACCATATGTTGCTATTCTGATTGCGATTAACAAAGCATCTACATCAATCGTTGGCATATTCCAAGCATCTTTGATATTTGGAAAACAGCTCTGTACAACTGTCACAACAGATTGTCCGTTTAACAAAGCATCTGGTGTTTTAAATGCAAGTTCATCTTTGGCCGTCATAGCAAACACTGGATACTCACCGTTCTCAGTTTTCTCAATAGCGCCTTCAGGATACCAGTTACCATTGCTTGGTAAATTGATATAAATTTTAGGCTGTCTAAAATATTTCTGTAACGGGTTTGGTCCTGTCTGTTTTATATTAGGCATGATTTTCTCCGCATAAGTATTTTGTGTTCATATTACATATTTATGGTATGAAGTTAAGTGCGTACATAATTAATGGCTGATTTATTTTACGATATAAAGAATTACACAGATTTTGAAAAATTGGACAAGGCAAGAGTCATGATCAAGCAAGAACTTGACGCTTTTATCAAAGATTATGCAGTTGTCCAAGAAATTGGAATGGATTTTGACAGCTATTATAACACGGGTATCAAGGATAATTGGCGTACTATTGCTGTAAAATTAGGAGATAATCAAGATCCTGTTGAACACGCAGATAAGTTTCCTAACACATTAGAAATATTAAGTGAATGCAAAGGAGTTGAAAACTTCGGCATGAACTTTGTAAAGCCCTATGGCCGTATAATGCCACACACTGATCCCGAAGTAATAGTTGATGGCAAAGAAGTGCCATTCATAAATTGTTTGGCTGGAGTTGTGATTCCTTCACCTAATGTACATAAATGTGGTATGATGTTTGACAACAAAGAAGTATATGTAGCAGAGGGAGAATGGGTTACGTTTTTGCCTAGCACAAAACATTCTGCCTGGAACTATACTGATCATTATAGATTAACTTGTATGTCAACTATTAATTTAGAATATTTCTCTTCTTAATCCTGCTCTACCTACATCAAGTGTTAAACAATGTATGCCGGCTTCCCAATATGTGCCGTGCCTGATAGGAACATAATCACAATCAATGTTGTGTTGTTTTAAGTATTGAAACAGTTCTGGAATATCTCTGCTAAACAAAATACAATCGTGATCTAAAACTAAAACATTTGTGTCAAAGGATATTTCTTGGTCGTATCCTCTCCACTTATCTAAGTATGTGTCCAACCATTGTTCGCTGTGCATTCCGCCTGTTGCGTTTAGATCTTTTTTGTAATCTTCCAACATGGTCATATGATCTTTGAGATATTGACCTATCTCAATTATTTTTTTATCTTGTAGATAGCTTGGTATCCATGCCTTGTGATCACAGATAATAGTTTCATCGTTAACAAAAAAGAATCCATGATCTATGTGTCCCCAACCGTTCATTACGGTGCTATCATTTGCAACTATTTCAACTTCTGTAATATTTTTTTTGCACCACTCTAATCCTTTTTGTGTGCCTGGACCTTGTGTGTTTGTAATTAGCTTGTCGCCTGTTTTATACATTGTAGCAGTATGCCATAACACTTTGTCTTTTAACTTGTTGTGATAAATGTCCTTGCCACCGTTCCACCATTTGGTTGTTGGATCTAAACTTATAAGTTGAGGACTTGGTTGTGCTATCCAGTTGTAACCTAAGTCGTTAAAACATTTATAAAAACTATGTCCATCAAAGTATCTGTCTGTCAAACTTGTATACGTTTGATATATTGTTTCGTTTATTACAATATATTGATCTCTTGGCACCATAGGACTGTTAGGAAACCTGATATCAAAACTTGGTAATGTTGTGCGTACTGGATCGATAGTCTCAGGACGTCTAATATGACAACCATAATCTTTGAGTTTGTTTGTAAGTGCTAGTAAGTCTTCTTTTGTTTCTTCTAGAATTAAGTTAAAATTATCTGTTGTTTTTCCAGGAGGTAATAAATGATCAAAACTGCCAGGACTATGACAGTCACCAACAATAACATCTGTAAGTTTATCCCACTCTGTCCAAATCGCCATAATTAAATATTTCTTGTAAGTATTCTTTGTCCCAATAAGAATAGTATTCAGTCTTACTTAACCGTTCTCTAGCTGACAAAAGTTCTGTCTTGGTTTGTGCTATAATCAAAGGTACGTGTCCGTTGCCAGTTTTTACTCCTTTGATGTATGTGGGCCTATCTGGATGATCAGGCAAGAATATGTGTGTGCTGTGTTTTTGTTGTAACGCATGGCACAGTTCATTTATTTGATCAAATGTTGAATTTACACTTGCTTCACAGTATATTGTGATTTCATCTGACAGATTATCAAACAATTTTTCAGTTAATTTTTCTGCTATTTTCACCTTGGGCAGTTCTTTAGCAAAAGGACAAATGCTGTAATTTCCTATTTCAGAACGTGGTTTCGTGATTCGTTCAAGCCAGAGTCCTAGATGTTTTTCAATATTTTCTGGCATGATTTTCCTTGGCTAAATAATAAAGTATTCACATATAATATTTATGGGTGCAGTATATAGGTTATAATACATATGGTTCAAGTTACATATCAAGGCGGAGGAATGGATGGAGTTACATCTAATGCCGCTTCGGAAGCCACATTACAGCTACTTTTAAAGGCCATTAGTGGTCAGGGTGGCAATACGGGTGGGGCTCAAGGAGCTTTTGATGGAGCTAATGCCAAGGGCTTGATAGGTGCTCAGAAACAACAAACTAAGGCAACAAAAGGGGCAACATCTGCCACACAAGATTATACTAAAAGCACAAACTTTGCCAAAGACGCAGTCAAAAAAATGGGTCAAATGGCATCACGTGTTGGGGGTATGCTTGTTGGTGGACTTACAAACGTAGGAGCAACAGTAGGCAGTTTAGGTAAAGAACTGTTGATGGGCGGTAATAGGCTCAGCGATTTTTCACAACACGTCACAGGACTTATAAGCACAGTTCCGTTGTTAGGACCAGTGCTTGGAGGTGCAATTCAATCATTAGTAAACTTTATTGATATGAGCATTGACTCGTTTAGACAAGTTAGTGATGCTGGTATTGACTTTGGCGGAGGATTGTTTGAAATACAGAAACAAGCGACACAAACTTCTTTTAACTTAGAAACATTCGCAGGTGCATTGGCAGATGGATCAAACAACCTTGCGGCTTTGTTTGGAGGAGCAAGTGCTGGTGCTAGAGCATTTACAGATTTACAAAAAGAACTTAAACCAAGTATTAAAAATTTAAATGCACTTGGTGTAAGTAATGAACAGGTTGCAGAATTTACCAACGATTATTTAGAACTACAAAAGATGAGAGGTGGTGTTGAAGGAAGAACTTCAAGACAACTTGCTCAAGGAACCACCGATTACATTCAACAACTTGATAGACTTTCTAAAATAACTGGTATGACAAGAAAGCAGGCGGCTGAAGCATTACGTGAACAAATGGCTGATAAAAGAATACAGGCTTTGATGGCGGCAGTTGATCCAAAGGTGCGTGAAAACATGGAAGGAACTTTTGTTGCATTAGGTAACGTAGGACCTGCGTTCAAAGATGGTATCATGGAGTTGGTTGCAACAGGTGGTGTACCTATGAGTGAGATGGGTGAAAGTATTGCGGCAATGATGCCGGAAGTTGTACAAGCAACAAAAGATTTAAAATCAGGTGCAATTGATCAAGATGAATTTACAAGAATTTTACAGGCTAGTCAGAAAAAAGCACAAGAAAGATTAAAAGAAGAAGGTGTAAACATAGCGACACAAAAACAAATGGGTGTTACACTTTTTGATTCAGTTTTAGATTTAGCAAAAGCTGGTAAGATAGCAGGACAAGACTCTGAGGCAAGACAACAACAACTTGAAGCACAACAAAATATACAAAGAGCTTTGCTAAACTTTGAACAAGTAATACAAGATATAAGAAATAAAATTTACAATAGATTAATTGAAAGCGGATTGTTTGATAAGTTCTCAGAACTTATGGGTAAGTTACAAACCAAGTTTACACAATTCATGGATAGCAAAGGACTTGACTTAATTGAAACGTATGTTGATAAACTTGTAGATTATATAGGTAGGTTTATAGATGATCTCGGCAAACTTAACTTCAATGAAATGCTTACAAAATATTTAATAGATCCTATCAAAGGATTATTTGGCTTTAAGAAAAGTGGAGGAGATTCAAGTGCAGGAATAGACGGCCCAGGTGGCGAAGCACAAGGCGATGTCAAAGCTGGATTCTTACAACCAATAGTAGATGCGTTCAAAGATTTTGCAAAATATCTTGTAATAGGTGGAGTTGGCCTTGCAGTTATACTTGGCGGAATAGGTGTAGCTTTAGGATTATTGGCGGCACCGGCCGCGGCGGCATCACCTGGATTATTAGCAATAGGAGCCGCGTTTGCAGGAATAGGTGTAGCGGCAGGTGGTATTGCTATGCTTATAGAAGCTATCACAAGTTCAGTAGGAAACTTGGCCGATGGTGCTAAAAAGTTTGAAGAACTTGATGCTGATCAATTAAAATTAGTAGGTGGCGGACTTAAAGAACTTACAGGTCCAATCATGGATCTTGCCAAAGGTGGTATTGTTGCAAACTTTGTTGGTTCAGGTGCGTTTGAAAATCTTGCAAATGGTATTAGAGAATTTGAAAATGTGGATCCAACCAAACTACACGCAGTTGGACCTGCATTAGTAAGTTTACACAAAGGAATGAGTGCGTTCACAGGCGACGGTGTGCTTGACAGTATTGGTAAAGCATTAGGAAGTTTATTTGGAGGCAGTTCGGGTAGCATATCAGATCTTGCAGACGATGTAAAAGAATTTGCTGACGTTGATGCACAAGGTTTGAAAGCAATTGGAGAAGGTTTACAAGGTATTGCAAACTTTATTGAGTCGATGGACGGAGCCAATTTAAGAAACGTTTCTAAATCACTCACAGAACTTACAAAACAACTAGGTGACTATCAAGCTCAGTACAGTAAATTGGATTCTGAAGCAAAAGCAAATCTCGTTAGCAACTTTTCTTCTTTTGGTGAAGGCCAGAAGGGTGCCGCAGATAAGTTAGATCAGTTAAATACTAGTGTTAACCAAATGTTAGCAGAATTAAGAAAAATAGCAAGTACGTCAAGAGATACTGCTGACAATTTGGTATAGGAAAATAAATGAGTTGGAAAAGATATTTCAATCCGGTTAAAGCAGAACAAGGTGGTTCCGGAAATTATAGTCCGTTGGGTGGTACTGGTAATTCCGGTATGGGTCCGGCTCAAGCAAATTATTCTTCATATCTTCCAGATGTATATGTAGGTTCACCTAATCGTGTTGAACGTTATGGACAATACAACACAATGGATTTGGATTCAGAAGTAAATGCCGCTCTTGACATATTAGCAGAATTTTGTACACAAAAAAACAAAGCAAACAACTCACCTTTTATAATTGACTTCAAACAAAAAGCAACAAATTCAGAAGTACAAACACTTAAATTGTATATGCAACAATGGTGCAAGATACAAAACTTTGAAACAAAAATGTTTCGTGTTATGCGTAACGTATTCAAATATGGTGATGCATTTTTTATTAGAGATCCTGAAACTAAAAAATGGTTTTATTGTGATCCAGCAAACGTTTCACGTATAATTGTAAACGAATCACGCGGTAAAGAACCAGAACAATACATCATAAGAAATGTAAATTTAAATTTTAAAGATGCAGTAGCAACAACGCCACATCAAACATCAGGTAACGTTACAGGTGGTGGCAGTGGTTATCAGCAAGGCGGTGTGCGTGGTTATGTTGGTGCACCTAATCAAGGTTTATCAGGAGGTAGATTCCAAAAAGACGTACAAGAAATTGCTATCGCGGCAGAGAACGTTGTACACTTGAGTTTATCAGAAGGGCTTGATAACAACTTTCCATTTGGTAACAGTTTATTAGAAGGTATATTTAAAGTATACAAACAAAAAGAATTACTTGAAGATGCAATTATAATTTATAGGGTACAAAGAGCACCAGAACGTAGAGTTTTTTACGTTGACGTGGGTAATATGCCATCACACTTGGCAATGCAATTTGTAGAACGTGTAAAAACAGACATACACCAAAGAAGAATACCAAGTTCAACAGGAGGTGGTAACAATGTTATTGATAGTGCATACAATCCATTGTCAATCAATGAAGATTACTTCTTCCCACAAACAGCAGAAGGTAGAGGATCTAAAGTAGA